CTAAGCCAACTGCTCGCAAAGCAAATGAGAGCGAAAACCTTGATAGTTGATCTGGTGCTCTACTTCAGACACAAACCACTTACCTAGTATCTGCTCTACTTTGTTTTTTTCTGTGCTGGATTTATCAACCACATTGATCACTGCACCCGCTACAATTTGCGCATCGCCAATCATAGACAGTGCCAGTGTTTTGGTCGCTCGCTTTTGTCGGTTGTGTTTCGCTTTGGCAGCCCGCTTAGCAGTTGCTTCATCAGCATACACATAAGGTAATACCATTGCAGGGCTACCCTTGCCTTCCTTAACAGGTGTGCGTGTAGCCGTCTCTAAATCATAATAAAAAGCGGTTACTTCACCAATTTGGCGATAAGCGCCTTGCTCATACTGCCAATTAAGTATTTTAAAATTGCTCACTTCAACTTCAGTTAACGACTTACCAGAGAGTGACTTGCCCGTACCTCGCGCCATAAAAATAAGCTTGTCGTAGGCTATTTTTACAATGGCATCAAACTGCTCAGCCAGCATACTCAGCAATTGCGCATCACTCTCATTTTGCTCAATATGGGGCAGCTCTATGTTTTTAAAAGCATCACCTACTTTTGGATCTAAGCCATGCTCACCAGCAATATCAGACACCAGCTCACCTAGCTTTTTTGGCTTTTTGGGATCTTCAGGCCAAGAGCGTTGTTTCGGCGTTTTTAGCGTGGTATGCCAAAATAGCTTGTTACCAAATAACTCCATTGAGCGATGGGGACCTCGTAAACTGGTTTCCCCAACCTCAAAAATACCTAACGGTTGCAAAGTAGCCGTTTTATCCTCATTACCTTCCTTGTAACCCATGGCTATTTCAACGGTATCCGTTGGTTTTGATACTTGAATGGGCGCAGGCTCTAAGTTGTCAAAACGAACATAACAACTATCGCTCATCAATCCCGTTTTTAAGCACACTCGTACGTCAACAATACGGTCAACTAATCGCTTTGCGACTTCCTTACCGTTGGTTTTGATTGAAAACTGAGGTTGAATATTAGTCGTGCTACTGTCCATCGTTTATACCTCAATCCCAAATATTGATTACGTTTTGCGCAATTGGTTTTTCAATCACTTCGGGCAAGAATATTTCAATATTTTCTTTATAAATCGCGCCAAGTTCTGCCAAACCATGGTTGGCTTCTAATACCATTTCTACCATGTCGCTGCTGCGTCCATAATGACGCCAGCAGATATTGTCTAAACAGTCACCATCGCGGGTAATATAGGTAACACCATTCATCGTATTCACCTCGTTACTTTGTATTGCCGTCATAGCTCTCTAAAGTCATTTGAAATTGGATTTCTCTTGGAATACCGTCGTTTAAAAAAAGCTTACGTTCTTCGTTAATCGACTTGATGATCCATTTACCCATCACACGTCCTACCGATGGGCTCGATTTACCACTTTCTTCAACGTACCCTAAAGTCAAAGGCTTGCCTTTGGCAGCCTCCGCACGCATTTTGTCAACCTGCACAAGGCCACCTTCAACCAATTGTGGATAGATGGTCCCATCAAGATTTATACTTTGCCTGCCGACACCAATGAACTGCTGTACCGGGCTATTTTTTTCGGTTTGCGAGTCTTGGGCTTTCCAACGATATTCCGTTTCGTAACTTAATTTACTAAAAGCGGCACTGCTGACTGAGAATTTGTAATCACCCAGTTGCATCATGTGCGATGCGCTACTTACTTTTGCCATTAGGCTACCTCGTCAATATATCTTAGGCGCATATCGCGCTGTGCTTGTTGCTGCTTTTGCTCAAGCACTTGTTTGATTTGTTCAGCAATATCGACTGCCGACATCTCAGGCGTAGCATTAACCGTAATGTTGGCATTAACGGCTACACTGCTGTTTACATTCGGTTGCGAAGAAGATGATGTTTGATCCTTTTTGGTTATCTCATGCAATGCATTAGGGTCATTCTCAAGTTTGGGTGACAATAATGCTGCACCTTGAGACGCTGTGGCCAGCTGAGTATCCGCTTTAGCATTGGCTTGCTCTTTACCCAATACCTTCTCGCTAAACCACCCGCTAACCCCACCGGTCATCTTGCCTGCAACAGTACTACCAAAAAAGCTCAGTAACGGTGCTACAGCTGCAACTCTTGGGTTTTTAGATTTACCTAAAGAGCGTGAGATCAGTTCACCTGTTAACCAACTACCTCCCGTTTCACCAATCGACTGCGCTTTTTCTTTGGCAGATAAAGCATCATTGTTAGCCGTATTAAGGATACTAAGACCATTTACAACATGACCAAGGATCCCCGTTGCATTCGCCATTTTACTAACCACACTACCCGGCTTGTTAGCTTTTGGCTGCGTAGCCATAATAGTGCCTGTGATTGCCCCCACAGGACCGAGCACATTACCCGCTAAACTTAAAATATTGCCAAATATGCTTGAAGCATTCGTCGGTTGTGTTTGTTGCGAATTATTCGCTGTACTTTGAACTGAAGCACTTTGACTGGATGTGTTTTGCAGCTGCGAGCTACGTAAGTTATTGCTAGTCTCACTTGTTTTCTGTGTGTTGCTAGCAACTGACTTAACAAGAGCGTCATTCGCAGCAGGCCGGCCCAACGTTTGATCTACTTTGCCAATACTCAAAGGTTGTGCATTAGCTAATAATGCAGGCTGGCTCTGTGTGCTTGTTGATGTATTATCCGCAGTGTTACTTGCCTGTGATGATGTTGGTTTGTCATCTTCAAGTTTGCTACCAAACCAGTCACCTAAAAACCCACCTAGTGATTCACCACCAAACGAACCAATAGCACCGCCTATCGCACCACCGATCAGGGTACCAACACCCGGAATGATAGAGCCTATAGCTGCACCCGCTGCTGCGCCCGCCATGGCACCACCTATGCCACCCGCAGCAGTACCAATTTGCTGCGACTTTTCACGTTTGCTTAAACTATCATCGGCAAGCGTAGAAGCCATATCTGCTGCGCCCATAATGCTGCGCAATGGCCCAGTAAATCTACCGAGTGTTTTTGCTATTGGGCTACGCGCAAGGCCTTTAAATAAACCACCCGCTTTAAATTTTGGCTTATTCATTTTGCCAAAAATGGGGTCGTTCGCGGCCATACCCTTACCCAACTTCAGTTTACTGACTTGCTTAACCGACTGCTTAGGTGAAGACTTAGTTGGTTTGTTGGCTGTTTGCTTTTTAGGTTGCTCATTCAAGCCACCATCCAATACTTTTAACGCAGGCTTTGCTGATTTTGCCTTTGCTTTTGGTTTGGCTTGGGTAACATCACGACCTTCTTTAGCCCAAGGTTTGTTATTACTACGATATTGAGTGTGCTTACGTTGAGCACCACCGCGTTTACCTTTACGGTTTCGAGTACGTTTTTTACGCTGTTTTTTCTTAGGCGCTTGCTCCTCATCTCCCCCTAAACTAGAGAGAAACTCAGTGGCAGCATCTCCTACCGACGATAAATCGCCGTTTAAAATGCCTTTAAAGTCGAGCTTACCAATTGCAGCGCCATGTTTTTTAAGCACAGAGGCTGCATCGCCAAAACCAAAAGAGTTCAGTAAATCAGGTGCAGCCTTAAGCAAAGACTGCAAGTCGCCATCCATGATCCCTTTTATATCCAACTGCTTTAATGCTGGTAACGCGGTTTTTAAAGCCTTGGCAGGACCTTTAAAGTCGGCTGCTTCCATTAAACCCGGTGCGGCATCCAGTATTGAGGAGATATCGCCACTGGCGATACCTTGCATATCCAACTGCTTCAGCGCTGGTAACGCGGTTTTTAAAGCCTTGGCTGGACCTTTAAAGTTCGCCGCTTCCATTAAACCCGGTGCGGCATCCAGTATTGATGAAATATCGCCACTGGCGATACCTTGCATATCCAACTGCTTCAGCGCTGGTAACGCTGTTTTTAACGCCTTTGCAGGGCCTTTTAGGTTAGCCGCTTCCATTAAACCCGGTGCGGCATCCAGTATTGAGGAAATATCGCCGCTGGCAATACCTTGCATATCCAACTGCTTCAGCGCTGGTAACGCGGTTTTTAATGCCTTTGCAGGACCTTTTAGGTTTGCCGCTGCCATTAAATCTGGTGCGGTATCCAGTATTGAGGAAATATCGCCACTGGCGATACCTTGCATATCCAACTGCTTCAGCGCTGGTAACGCGGTTTTTAATGCTTTAGCTGGGCCTTTTAGGTTGGCCGCTTCTAAAACCTCAGGAGCTAAGTCAATTATGGATGATAGGTCCCCTTCAGTAAGGCTTTGTATATCCAGCTGATTAAGTGCATTGACTGGTGTTGCCGCTGGTTGCTTATATTTACTGACAGCGGTATTTTTAGTTTTGTTATGCTTTAACTTGGTTACCTTTAATGGCACTGGCTGCTTGTTGCGCCTTGCGCCCTTGCCATTTGTGCTCTGACGTTTCGCTTGCGGTTTTACCCGCTTTTTTGAAGTGTTTTTTGGCGCGAGCGCGCTGACCGATGGTGCAGCGTCTTGCAAAGTATCAGACAAGCCTATTTTATCTTTACTTGGCTGCGTCTGTTTGCCTTTTGGCTTGAGCGCCAATTGGTTATTTACCGTGATCTGCTGCTGTACAGACTTAACATTAACAACTTTTAAGCTCGCTACCGTATTAAGCAAGCCACGAATAGCATTACCAACGCCTTGCTCAAAACGCTTGGGTAAGTCTTTACCCAGTCCAAGTATGGCGTTTTCAACCGCACCAATCGACCAATTTAGTTGCGTAAAACTCTCATCCAATGATGAAACATCAATGGCATTAAGTAAGTTGGCTGTGCTGAACTGCACCGATGACAAGCTATCGCGCATCACACTTTGTGTAGCAAGTTGTCGTACAGCTGACTCTTGCGTATTGAGCAAACTACTCTCAATTTTTGCGCTGCTACCAGTTGCCCCCCCGGCGGATGTCGAAGTTGCCAATGCAAGATTATCACCTTTTGGTATAACACTCGTTTGCTCTACAAGCGTTGCATTAAGGTCAAGCAAGTAATTACGCAGCTGCGACACATGTTCGGCCAACAGTTCATCCACATTAAACTGCGATAACAAGCCTAGTAATGATTCAAGCGGCTTGCTATCAAACGCAAGTGCTTCATTTTGAAGCTGTGCTATTACCTGTCCAAGCAATGCAGCACTGGCGCTAATGTCTTCATATGGCTGAACGTTTGGCAGCTTATTTTTCACCTTATTTTGGGCAGTTCCCTGCGCAGTTGAAGCGCCCACAGCTTGAGGGCGAATTTGATCAGAAGCGTCCTGATTTTTCATAGCAATACCTAGGAAATACAAAGAAATGAGCGACGTGCCTGTGTTGGAAATGCATGTGTTGTTAAAAGCGTTTTAACTGGAGCAAACAGGCGTGATGTTGTTTAACCTTCGTAGAGGTCATTGAAGTTGGTTTTGTACTGCAAATAGCACTTCATTAATATTATTTGCAGTACAAAAAAAGGCAGGTTAAAGCTCAATACCGAATAGCTCCTGACCTTCGTCAGGATGACGGAAATCAGGGTCAGGATTGCGGAGTCATAGTTCGTCATCCTGAATTTGTTTCAGGATCATTTCAGAACCTAAACATGATCGGTACTAAGATAAAAACCTGCCTTTATAAACTGAGACAAACCTTAGTTTGACTCAGTTGATTGTTTATAATCTACGGCTGCCTCAAACCATTCACATAGTTCAGGTTCAGTCAGCGCGTTGAGCTCGCTTAAGCCCCACCCAGTATATTTAGCCAGGGCAATAACCATGGCTTTTAAACGCTTGGGCGGGATACGAGAAAAGCCTGTAGCTTCTCGCGTAATTTGACAAAGTCACTCCAGTCTAATTCTTCGATTACGTCTGGAGAAACTTCACACAGATTTGCAAAGTAGCGAATCTCACTCTCTGACTCACTCAAATCTGTTTTGTCCACCATTAAACGGTCACGTACTTTTGGTCGTCTCATTGTCAGTTGGGCATACTCATGCGCGTCGACCGTTACTGGGAAGTTTAGTTTAATGATATCTGTCATAATTTATTACGCTCCAATTGCAGCACGTAGTAGTGCCATTTGATCTTTACCGTTAATGATACGCGTGTCGTTGTATAGGTCGATGTCGTAGATAACATCTTGACCAATTTCAAGTTTGTACTTTTGAACCGCGTATTGAAGCGTTAGTTTTGCTTCTTCGCCATCTTTCCAGTTACCCATCTCAACTTCTTTGAAGAAGCCTTCAAGTGTTACTTTAACTGGTACAGGCTCTTCACCTTGTGCTTGAATTGCACCACGCGCTGTAAGTGGTGTTGTTTTACCACTCCAGTCACCTAGTAGCTTCATCATGTCAGCGTTGTACTCAAGTAAAGTTACTGAACCTTCAAGCTTTTCAAGCTGACCCACATCAAGCTCAATAGGTGCTTGGAAACCCGATGTTACTTCACGAGTTTTAACCGTTACTTTTGGTAAAGTGATTTCGTCAGCAATACCTAAGTAGCCCTTACCATCAACGAATAACTTGAATTTTTTTAAGATTTTAGGAGACATTGCCATTATACGATTTCCTCTAGGTAGTTGTTGGTTAGAATGCTCTTGAAGGTGATGTGCTCAGCCGGTGTTGGTGGTGTAAAATCAAAACTAAAGAACACTTTACCTGCTTGAATGTTTTCAGGGGTATTTAGGTCTTCATCCGCCCAAATTTGACCACCTAAAATCGCACCTTGTGCTTTTAATGAATCAAGGTAAGACTGCACGCTTTGCGTTACATCTTCGATGTAGGTTTTCGTGATGTTACGGTCAACCGCCCACATATGAGCACGTAGTAGTGAGTCGTTGATCATGTCCGCAGTACGAACGACTGATAGGAACGCCCATTTAGGGTCATCAGAACAGGTACGGTTACCCCACAGTTTAAAGCCGTTTTGACGGATAATCGTCGCCACTTCTTTTTCGTTTAGTAGGTTAGCGCGAGCGCTAGCATCGCCTAACTGGAAGTCAATTGGACGTGCTGTGCCAATAACACCATTCATGTTAGTGTTGCTTGGGCTCCACCAAAAACCACGGTCGTTGTCAGATTTTGCAATCATACCCGCTACACGCGCACTGGCAGGCTCAACAACTGAATTACCGTCTTTGAATACCTTAACGCCAGGGTCAACTACAAATACACGACGAGAGCCAAAGTCAGCACGGTACGCTTTAGCGTCATCATCATTTGTGTTAGGGCCGTCTGCGATAATTACGGCACGTAGACGTTCAGCAACGCCAATCATTTCTTTAACAACTGGATTTGCATTGCCCTCAGGACGTTGATGTGCATAACCTGGCGCTACTAAAATACGCGGTGTAACACCCAGTACTGACTCTGCACCTAAGAATGCCTGTACACCTTCGTAAGTACCATCTGCAGCAACGCCACCAACCATGTTAGACATAATTGCAGCTTCATCAGCACCTTCAACACGTACAACTACAACCACTGCACCAGCTTGGTCAAAAATACCATCCATTGCTGCTGGTAGTGTACCTTCTGTACCTAAAGGTGCGGCTTCAGCTCGTTTACCTGCAATTAATACAGGTGTATTAAGTGGAAATTTATCTGCATCTGCAGCTGGTGCTGTACCAATAACACCAATTACTGAGCTTTTTACTGTTTTGATTGGACGAGTGCCTGATTGCGCCTCGATCACCTCTACACCATGTAGAAATTGTGACATATGATTCTCCTTTAAGGGTATGTCAGTTAGAAACAAAAAAACCACGCAAAGCGTGGTTTAAGATTTAAAAAATAATTGGGAGGTTAAGCCCAGTTTGTTGTGTTTAAACTTGAATGCCTTCAATTAACACGGGCTCGCCGTTAATTAAGTAAAGACCATTAATATCAATTGATAATTTTCCGCTACCAGCAGGTTGTACTGCTACCGACTCTAGGCGAAAACGTGGCTCCCACTTTTCTAATCCTTCAGAAATGGCGAGTGTAATGTCCCCAACCAAAGAGGTAGAAAAGGGTCTGTCGAGCAAGTCGAATAAACCACAGCCATAGTCACGGCGCATTACTCGACTACCGAGCGGCGTGGTGACTATATCGCGTATACTTTGTTTTAAATGCTCAACCCCAGAAAGAGGTCGGCCTGTTTGTGCATTCATGCCAATCATGCTTGGCCCTCCTTACTAACCGCCAACGGTAAAGCTGCCCTCGCCTAACATCATTTTTCCACCGCAATTTGTTGGGTCGCCTATTCTTGCGACGGCTTTACCCGCGATTGAAAAACTGCCAGCACCTTGAGATATTTTTTTACCAATGTGCTTTTGTTTAGGGTCAGCTATCATGCTGTGTGTACTTATTGAGTCGCCTTCACGTAAAGCAGACTTGCCTGCTACTGTAAACTTACTTTGCGTGGCGCTGGCACTGCCAGGTAAAAAACCAACGTGCACATTAGTAATATGTCCATCCAATGAAATTGCTGGCATAAGTTACTCCTGCGCACTAATGTGGCTACCATTAAGCTTAAGTGTTGCCGCTGCTTTAACAGCCACGTTGCCACCTGTAGATTCAATATTGACCACATCACCTTTGAGGTTAAGTGCATCCGTTGCCGTCACAGAAATGCTCCCCGTATTAGTGGTTAAACTGGCGTCCCCGTTTTCAACAGTAATGGTGGCGTTTTCCGTTACCGTGACATTGGCGTTGTTTTTCACAATCACGTTTAGGTCGTTGTCTGCTTCTAAAATAATGTCTTTGGCTGACTTGAGTTTAATTACCGCGGTATCTTGCTTAACATCAATTAAGTATTGGTGCTTGTTGCGGTCATACTCGAGCATTGAACCATCTTGGTACTTGGTGCGCTGTACATTAATACGCTCTTCCTTGGCAACATCACTCACCACTTTGTCGATGTTATGCGCTTTTTGATACACACTGCCGAGTACCACACCTTGGGCTAAGTCGCCACAGGGAGCTAATACCATCACTTGTTCGCCCACTTCGGGCGCTTGCCAAGTCATATCGTTAAACGCTTGATTGGTTAGCCATGGCAACCAAGTGGTGAGCCAATCACCAATTTTGACCCGTACCTTGGCTGTTTCGTAATCCACCTCATTCACAGTGCCAAGCGATATCAGCTTTGCCAAACGGCTTTGCATATCAGCCTGTGCTAGATTACTTTGCAGCGAATTAGCCAACATTATCCACCTCCGCAATCACCACTTCACCTTCAGCATTGACGGTTGCCACATGATGATGCTCGCCCCCTTGTGGGCCTAAATACACGTCGGTAATGGTTGGCCCCGGCAACTCTTCTGGCGGCTCCACCTGATAGTAAAACTCCCAAACTAGCTTGGCTTTGCCTATCATTGAGTCGCTTTGCTTGGTAAAAGCAAATTCGCTGTCTTTGGCAACAAAATGCTGCCAAGGAACGGGCACACCGTCTGCCTGCATCAAGGCTTCACCCGTATCAATCACAGTGTCCAAACGCTTAAGTAGCGCGATGCTATCGGCATCTTCCGCTTCTATGTCTAGTTGCAGCTTTAGCACTCTTCTATCGAGTGGGTTTGGGCTGAGGTTCTTGTTAGACGTAGGCCCATAGGTAACGCCTGAAGCGCTACCGGTACTTTGCAACTCACTGGCTTGACGTTCTGATATCAGCGTGACACAAAGCTGCGCCACTTGCGTTAAATCTGGATACGGCAAGGTGTGTTTAATATGGCCAACTTGAGCCATACCTTGTAATCCAGACGTCAGGTACTCAAGCACCTTTTCAACTAGGGTACTGCGATGATTCATAGTGATTCTCTGATAAAATGCTCAGCGCTCAAAAAAGAGAGGCTGTAGGATTAACGGCGGACGATGTGCCCGAAGAGGGTTAAATAGCTGGCTTTTGTGGCCACACTACTTCGTCTGGGTTATCGAATGTTTGTGGTATATCGCGAAGTGCTTGGCGGTAAGCTACAAACTCTTCAGGTAAAGCCTCTCCCACTTCTTGATGTTTTACCACAACCCAGTCTGTTGCTTTTAAATGTGCATCGCGAATAGCTTTGACCGTTGCCCACTTACTTTCTGCTAACAATTGCTCTGCGGGCATTTGGTTTTCAAAATCGGATACTTGTGATTCCATGATTAGCTCTCCCAATGAGGTTTTTCTTGTGTAATGCGATTCGCTGACGGTTGTCCATTTAGAGATGTGTAATGTGTATCTACCGAGATTGCCCTAGTAGAGCCACAGTGTTGCCGCGTATCAACTTTAAGAGATACCCTTGCTATGCCATTATCATAACCTTGATTAATTGCTCTAAATAAAACTGGAATGGTCGTTCCTTCTAACTCATTTGTCAGTAGAATTTCCTTTTCAGGATTCTCTGGCTCAGAAATAAAAATTGACACAGACTTATCATTAGCAACCTTCTTAACTTCTAGCTGACCAGCCACAGAGTCATTAAAAGAGGTTCCTGTAAATATTAAATGGTCTGTATACCCATCAGAAGCAAACATTCCTCGGTGAGTCATCAAAAACTCAATTTTGAAAAAGTCGCCACCAGTCCCATATCCCGAATGAACAACCGAAGGTAGAAACTCCAACATGTTGATATAATAAGGTGGTTGTGGATTATTGCAGTATGGATAATCCGAGTCTGGACCATCCGCATCACCAGTCCAACCACCATTACCCAGTGTTGTTGCAAATGTAAAACGCTTTACATTTCCTTGTTTATAGACATTTATTCCATTAATGTTTTCGACTAGTGATTCTTTCCACGTATCGAAAGCATTTTCAGCCGAAGTAACTTTTGTATCTACTTCAACCATTTTCGCCGACACTGTACTATTAATCTCGCCGATTTTATCTTGTACTGTTTGGGTTAAGCCGTTGGCGGCGGTGACCACATCGGTCAACCGCTGCGTCATGGTTTTATCTTGTTCTGACATGGGTATTCCTTATGTAAAATAAGTATTTTGTTTGCCGGTTTGCAATGCAAAAACGTGTAATTAGGCTTAGAGATCCTGACCTGCGTCAGGATGACGACGGGTGCGCCATATTCGTCATCCTAAACAACGTCACCCTGAACTTGTTTCAGGGTCATTTTCAGCTTACTTCAAAGCTTTGGGTTAATCGTTCAGTGTATGTGTATCTTACTGAATTTTATGATTTAAAACAGGTCAACTCTGACCTCTAAAAAAGATTTAAAATCGGCCCTTTAAGCTTGCTCAAGCGCTACGATACGAAACTCTTGCTCAACTTGGCGCTGCATGGTGTTCAATTGCACCATTGCCATATCGGCCAATTCTCTGTCGACAATAATATTGAGGTTATCAACCCCCACTTTCACTTCAACACTGTTAGACGGTATTTGTGCCAGTGATAAGGTCAACCACTGCAATACTTTTACATCGGGTGTGCGGTAGCCAAGGGTGGTATCTGGTTGTGAATACACGCCCAGTAAAATAAGCTCTCCTGTGTCATCTGGTGACTCGATATAAACACCGATTTCACGAATCGCATATTCTAACGGCGCATCAAACTTAGCAGCAATTTTTAGCTCGCTGGTTTCACCATCACTGTAGTCAGTATCAACAATGGCAACACGCTCTTTTTCGCCTTTTAATGCGGTTTGTGTTTTGCTTGGTGTATAGGCTGCATCACCAAAAGCCATATGACTAATTTTGCCTTTAAAGCCTCGGTGAGTTGCGCTAAGTAGCGCATTTAAACCTGCTTGGGTAAATTGCAAGGTAAGTGCTGACATTAAGTCGCTCCTTGTAAAGTTAAATGATTAAATTGAATACGTGTAAGCAAAGCCGCAATACCTTGTGAGATTGCTGCAGGTTCTGGCTTTACCCCTAACCACGCAGCCTGATATTCGCAGTTTGCTATTGCGCTTTTACCTGCCAACGCACAGCCCAATGCAGCTGTTGAGCTTGCAGGCTTTATACCTTTAAACTGCGCATCGTTATCAATCGCTGCAATGCCTGCCTTAGCGCCAAAACCTGCCACTAAAAACCCGTTTGAACCGTTGGGTCTAACGCCCTCAAACTGAGCCTGTTTATCGCTTGCCCCAACGCCTTGTTTGGCCCCCAAAAAAGCCCCCGAGAATAACGCTCCATCATCGGGGTGTACGCCGTTAAATGCCCCATCCTTGCTGGCAAGTCCAATCCCTGCACCACTAAACAACCCGGTTCCAAATTGTTCTTTTAAAGAAATGCCCAGTTGCACTTCAACATGCACTGATGCGCGTTTGGCTGTCTCTACAATGCGTTTAACCTGCTGCAACATCGCTTTGGTAAGCAGGCCCTGCGCGTTGGTGTCTAGGTTTTGATTCACGAGCGCCTGTACCACCACCGTGCCACGCTGTGCGTCTTCGCTTTGCCACCACTCTTGAATGTCAGTTTCAATGCCCAAACTATCAAGGGCTTTTTCAAGTGCGTATGGCGTGGCTTTATAACGATGTACTTCAAATGCATCAGCAATCACTTGGCGTTTATTTTTTTCGCTCCATGCATCATGCCAATCATCCACCGACAGCGACCACGCCAGCCATGGTAATAACTGTGCCGGGCACTTTTGTGGATGCCAAATATCATGTAAAAGCTGAGTCTGATCTGGATAGGTTAATAACTGCGTGAGTGCTTGTTGTAATTTGCTGGCATTGCTGGGCAGTAACTTGGGTAAGTTAGCAAAGTTATCCATTTACTCCTCCACAGCCACTTGCGTATTGACTTTGATGCTGTTGCAAACAGCCACCTCATTCGCGGCCACCACAATATCCTCTGATGGGCTGATAATTTGGCCACTTTCAATACCCGGTTGATTAAGCGCTGCAAACAGTCCCATTTGGTTGATATCTCGACCTAACATGCTTTGCTGAGCCAAATACTGCGCAAGCGCGGCTCTGACGGTTTGCTCTACTACTGATGCAGCAGGTCCAGGTGCAATATTTATCGACACCTCTAAATCAAAGCTTTTTAGCTGTGGACCAGAAATCGTAACCCTATCACCCAGTGGGCGTACCTTTGACGCATCTTTTGCTAGGCTGCCATCACTTTTTAATCCAAAGTGTTTATACAAGGTATTGAGCAAATCATCTGACGGCACACCATCTTGCTCATGACTTAAAATGGTGAGGTGGATATCACAAGGCTCAGGGCTGGTTACATAAACGTCTTTTACCCGAGAGTCTGCCGATAAAGCATGAAATTGATAGGCTTGTTTACTACCTGCGGTATTGAGCCCTTCAAACACCATTTGAACACGGCGGCGAAAGCGCTCATCTGATTCATCTGCTTGTCTATCTAAATTGTACCTTGCAGCAATCGCTTCTAAATCATTACCAGTAGCGCTTGCTAACATATTGCCTTTAATGGCGTTATTTAATTTGCTATCGAACAGCGTTTGTTGATACGCCATCATTTCAAGCAACACCAGTATAGGCTCCGACTCTAAAGTAAGGGCATCTTTATACTGTGGGTATTGCTCAACTAACTTTTGTTTAAGCTGTGATAGCTTTTGCTCAAAATCCAGCTCAGTAATGGTGTCAGGTAATGGCACCTTAGACATATCTAATAAATTAAAAACGCGCATATGCACCTCTGACGGCCAATAAAAAAGCCCACTTGAATCAAGCGGGCTAATTGGTTGGATAATGGAACTGTTATAGTAAATGCTCGTGTTTAAGCATTTAGTTAATCATTCAGTATATGTGTATCTTACTGAATTTTATGATTTAAAACAGGTCAATGCTGACCTGAGAAAAAGAATTAAAACTCACTATCATCATTCTGACGCAGGTCAGAATCTCATTAGTTTTAACAACCAGTGCTGGGTGCTAGAAGATCCTGAAACCAGTTCAGGAAGACAAAACAACCAAGTACAGGGTAACAAACACCCCGTCATTCTGACGCAGGTCAGAATCTCATTAGTTTTAGCAACCAGTGCTGGGTGCTAGAAGATCCTGAAACCAATTCTGGATGACAAACAACCAAGTTCAGGAAGACAAAACAACCAAGTACAGGGTAACAAACACCCCGTCATTCTGACGCAGGTCAGAATCTCGTTAGTTTTAGCAACCAGTGCTGGGGGCTAGAAGATCCTGAAACCAGTTCAGGATGACAAACCACCAAGTTCAGGATGACAAAACAACCAAATTCAGGGTTACAAACCCCCGTCATTCTGACGCAGGTCAGAATCTCGTTAGTTTTAACAACCAGTGCTGGGTGCTAGAAGATCCTGAAACCAATTCGGGATGACAAACAACCAAGTTCAGGAAGACAAAACAACCAAGTTCAGGGTAACAAACACCCCATCATTCTGACTCAGGTCAGAATCTCGTTAGTTTTTACAACCAGTGCTGAGTGCTAGAAGATCCTGAAACCAGTTCAGGATGACAAACAACCAAGTTCAGGAAGGCTATAGTCGTTTTGAAACTCGATACCCCAAATAAAAAAGGCCTACCCAAGTAGGTAGGCCAAGAACTCAAAGATGGGAATACAACTGTGTTAACTCGGTTGAGAAACTCGGTTGAGAAACTCGGTTGAGAAACTCGGTTGAGAAACTCGGTTGAGAAACTCGGTTGAGAAGCTCGGTTGAGAAGCTCAACTGAGTTAATTAATCAGCTTATGTGTATCTTACTGATTTATAGCGTTTAAAACAGGTCAATACTGACCTGAAGTTAATATTTAAAACACACCTCCGTCATTCTGACGTAGGTCAGAATCTAACATCAGGCAACTGTTTGCGCCTGCCTTATTACATAAAAGGTAATATTGCTGGCACTAAAGCGTGGCTGTGTAAACTCTTCATTGAGCAGTGTTGAAGACACTTCGAAACGACCCGATGTCGGGAAATTAAACGTCGCACTAAACTGACCATTTTGTACTTCAATAGGAAAATACACACGGCGGCCATCATCACGAAGTACAGGCACCAAGAATGACTCATCGGCAATATCCAACAGCCCTGTTAAAGTGACATTCTGCCCTTCAGCCACAGTCACTTTAATCGCATCCAACGACTCGAAATTGCTTGGTATTTTTAACGCACCTTCAACAGCTTGCAACGTAACCGTTTTAAGCTCAGGCGTGGCTCGTTGCGCAAGCTCTTCTTCGCGCGCTTGTTCTTGAGCCTCATATTCCATATACCAAAGCTGCGCTTGTTGTTTTGATTCCCAACGTTCACCCGATTCAGGGTGCGTCAGTAAATACGTGCCATGCAAATAGATGGCGTGTTTTGTGTTGCTCCAATTAAACATAAAGGCTCCTTAAGCAAAGTAAACGCGGCAAGCTTGTTGTGTAAACGCACTACCTGTCGGAGTGAGAAATCTAAAATATTGACTAACTAACAAAGCATTATGAATAGGTGAATACCCAACAATATAAGGATTACCATGACCATGATATACCGAATTATTAGAGTTATAATCATTGGATGGTGCCACAGACTCTAAAGTAGCCTTTATTGGTAAATTCATGGCAGGCAACAGAACTCTACTTTTAAAGCTCTTCGTATATGGGTAACTATTCGTGGCATGAGTAAGTATCGATTGATTATACTTTACTAACTTTTGCTCACCAACCAATGGGATTTGTGAGTAACGTCCTTGGTGCAATGCTACTTCCAATTGAATCTGAGGACGTTTTACAAGCAAACAGTCATGAGCGTGGCCGAAACCTCGTAAATCATTACTGATTTGTTCCGAACTCGCCTTTGGTAATATTGTTTGCTCATGCAGTGGTAATAACTGATGAGTAATCGCCCAGCTTTCGAACTGACTTTCGTTACTAAAAACATGCTCTGTTTTTTGTACCCAACGAGTCCCATCAAATTCATGTAAAATACCAGCATCAACAGTAAATAACGATTTAGATGCTTTGTCTTGATAAATTTTGAAATAATCAGTTTCTTGCACTGATTCCACAGTAAAGCTATTTGCCTTATATATAGTTAACTCTTTAGTGCTAGGAGCAAACGTAAATAACGCCGTATGATTACTTGGCAAGACCAGTATACCAAGTCTGTCTGCACCATTTAAAGAACTAATAGAAGAGGGTTGAACAGCTTTCGAAACCGTTCCATCGGCTTCAATTAACACTATCGTTGCAGGATTTGCTGCTTTTGTTTGACTTCCGGCGTCATAGTAACCACAGAAAGTACTCTCATCATAGTTGACCAAGTTAATCGAGTTATATACCCCGTAGCCGTCACTCGATTTAAAAATACTTGAGGTAGTATTATCATAATAATCCAATCTAAACTCGGGCTCACCCAACTTATAAGTTGGATCAATGAGCTGTTTAGGCAGATCAGCTAAGGTGTTAGCAACATTGGTCACTAAGCTTGATGTGATTTCATTAAACTTAGTCTCAAGCTCCGGTAGCAACCCTAAGTTATCACTTTGCTCAAGTAATTTAGCTTGTAACTCTTTAACAATATCACTGGCGCTGGTTAGGTGACCTGTCGCCTCATCCAAATGCTCTTCTGCCACAGCGACTAATGCGGCTTCTAAATTGGCGCTACTTGAGAGCTTTTGAATGGCGTTGCTAACTAGGGTTTGCTCTTCTGCCGTTAGCTTTTCATTGCTACGCATTTTGTCGACCAGATGGTCGACCATTTCCTGAATGGCGTTATTTATCGTTGCCATAATGTCCTCTTAAAGTGGGTAGATGGTTTCACCTAAAAGGTGATTGAGTTTTTGCTTGCGGTGGTGCTCGTGGTGAGCAGCTTGTTGCTGATTTAAAAGGGCTTTAAGCTCGGCCAAATTGGCATCGCCACTTTTTCCTTGTTGCTCAAGCATGGTTTGTAACTGGGTTAACCCTTGTTGCTGATTATCAACATCCACATCAATTTGCGTAAGCGCTTGAATTAGCCTTAGTACATCTTGTTCAAGTAAATTGCTTTGATGAGGAAGAGGGTAGTCACGATGGGGGGTGTTTATTTCAACACTCATGCTGACTCCTTAGGTTGAGAATGCCCGTAAGTTTTTCACTCTTGGGCGGTTGGCTTCAGTGCCACGTAATACCAATTTCAGTCGTACTCGCTTTAACAAGCTTTCATCTGGCGTATTGGTGCCTTCGCTAAAAGTGTGCACATAGTCAAATTGCTGCCAACCTCCTTCGCTGACCGAAGATTTACTCAGGGGGAGCAAAATAGGCTCGGGCTGTTCATCATCTAACAAGTACACTTCAACCGCTGCGGCACCTTCAAGTACTGCATCAAAACTCACGGTAAATTGTCCGCCACTGTGACAACTTATCTCCCGGGTGATGTAGTCAGCGCTTTGCTCAACATCACCCAATGCACACTGGCTGCCTGCAAATAATACCGGGCTGAGTAACTCGCTGCCCGATAGGTTAGCCGTTACATTCAATTGCTTGTTAATAAGCTTTTGCTTAAGCTGACGTGGTGACCACTCTTGCACTTTTGCCAAAATCTCATTGCTACCAGCCACTTTAAAGGTAAAGTCCACATCCGTTTGCGAACTTGGTCGCTGCACTACCGCTAATGCCATTAGGTCGCTAACGCTTTGAGCATTAACGCTACCTAGGTTCACGCTGTGTGTTTGCTCGGTAAACTTGGCAGCTTTTAATCTAAAGGTTAGGTCTTTGCTTTGATGCGGTGTCCAGGTGCTGGCATTGCTTGATGACAATAAAACCCCAACTTGATACGGCTGGCTGGTTACCCAACCATATTGCTGGTCAAATTGACCAAGCTCAGCAATTGCAACCTCATGCTCGGCACCATCGGTCAGCACCACGATGGCGTATTCCTGTCCCGCTTGTAAAAATACAGGGGTAAAGGCAAATAACGTGGCTGCGTCTAAAGAAATGTCATCACTGCCAACTCGGCTTTGCGCCAGTACAGTTTGTGTGGGTATACCTTGTACTACCTCACGTATTTGTACTTGCACCGACTGCTCACCCTTGGCTGTAAAATACAATTCAACTGCCGCAATAAAGCGGCTTTGTTGCAAAGTAAATGTTTGTGCTAGCGGGTCAAAACGTTGCGTGGTAATGGTTGTTACTTGTGCCAAAGTTTCGGTACGAATTTGCCCACTGCCGGTATACGTTGCAAACCCTTGTGAACCATTTTCACCCTTGCCTTGAAACACCACGGTTTTTTCACCAGCAGGGATCGTTTGTGCGGGAATAGTAAATCGACCCGATAACTCCCCTCTTTCATTTGCTTTAATCATCAAGCTTCCTCCGGCGTTAATTCAATGCCATCAAACAACACCCTGTCTAGTTCCTCATATTTTCCAAACCCTGTGATCGTAAAATGCACGGTTCTTTGGCGTAAAAACTCTGCTTGTTGGGTTTGTACTCCCACGCGCTGTGTATCCACCCGTGTCACAATGCGCCGAACCAAACCGCCACCCCGTATAAAGCGGCGTGTGATAGGGCTACTCCAACGTTGGCGGGTCACTGTCCAGTGATCAACATTCGGTGTTAATGTCACTTGTGCAGGAACAGGTTCAAATGCTTGATAAGGATTGACCTTCATTGAGCCCGTGCGTTTAGGCTGAGTAAGTACATCCTCTAGTTCATAAGGCAGTAATTGCGTTTGCTGCGCATCAAGCGCCTCAACTTTAGGCGTAATTGGCAACGTAAGCTCACCATCAATAATGGCCGCATTTTGCTCAAGCCCTTGGTCACGTAAGTCGTCGTCTAAAAATGGGTCAACAAACACACCATATTTGCTTGCTGATTCTTGCGAATTGGCATCGTTTCGCAAACGCTCAATAGCAAGCAGTTGATATAAATCGCGAATTTGATGCTGCATATTTTGCAAGTCCAGCATGCTAAGCGCTTGAATAGCCACCGACTCAATCCGCGGAGCCGTGCCATCCCATACTTGATACACATATGCCAAAGGTAAGTGCTGCTCTGGCGCTGCTGGCGGCTGGGGGTATTCAAGTGAAGATGCACCTTTAATTCGCTCAACAACGCCTTGCTTGGTCATTACAAATAAATCAATCCGAGGGTTAAACCTCTGATAATCCATTTCAATTTCTTCAGTAAGAATCGTTTCGTCAGCGCCTATATCCGATGTATCAATTCTAAAGCTATTTAAGGTTTGCTCTTTGGTATTAACAACTCGAGAATACACATAGGTCACTTGATAGCTACTGCCCGCTGGCGGTCGCTCTTTTGGACCATCTAGCAACCAAACAATGTGATTGTCTTCTTGCTTGAAGTCTTGGCCTTCAATATATTCAATCTCGTTATACTCAACTTTTTCAATATGAGTGACGCCTGTATTGTGAAAGCTTTTATCACGAAGTTGCCCTGCCTCTCTGGTTAAGCTACTTGTGGTGCGAATATCTATACTTGCGCGGTTGACTTGTTTTAGAGGCGGAAAATCAACTTTAGCCCAAAGCTCTTCGCGGCCTTCTACAACAACTGGTACAAGGCTTGTTTTTTCAGCACCAATCACCTGCACATCAGGGTTTGCTGGTAGCGTCACTGGCAAAGCCATTGCGTAACTTAGTTCAAACCCAGCAATATGCGCTTTGCCTGATTGTAAGCTGAAGTGTTGTTGGCCATTATCGGTTTTAATGTAGTGTAGGCCCAAACCTTCTACGACGTAGTTACCACCATTAGACTCTCTATCATAACGCGCTAATGCGCTCGAAATAGAATCTACCTGTGGAGGCGCTTCTTTTATTTCCAACACCCCCTGATTGATTTGATACACAGGGTAAAACTCTGTGCTGACAGTGTGTGCACCTTCTAACAGGCTCCAGCGGCCAGTTACTTGTAAACGCGCCGCGCCTGCTTCGTTGAAGTTATGATGCACTGTTGGCGAGCCTTCGCCTGCCGGGTCTCGCAAGTCAACATCGTGTTCTTCAGTGATAACGGTACTTTCTAACAATACGCCTATCACTGCATCTTTACTGATATCTAACTCAAGCGTCTTCTCAGGGATTGGCCTTACCGCACCGCGAATATATACTGAAGCGGCAGCAAGTTTGGCGCGTGCGCCATTATTATCTTGCTCAACTTTAACACCACCACCTGAGACAATATTGCCATCTTTAAGCAAGGCATCTGCAACACCTTTAACTTGGTGGTTCAATTGCTGTTGTACATCGTTGAGTTCTCTGCTTTGCAAGCCTTTCCCGGCACGAAACAAAATTTGTTCGTACTGCTTGTTGGCATCAAACTTTTGGTAATAATCAGGATGCTCTGCCCTGATTTGATCATAAATATGTGGTTGCATAATGCTCCCTTAGAAGCTTATTACAAATTCAAAAGATTCACGTACCCCTTGGTCGCGATAAATCGCGGGCCGATGCTCAAGTAGCATCAAGGTGCCAATTTGCGACACTTCACTGGGGAGTAAATACGGTTTGCCATTTGGCACATCGGCATTAGGCTTTGTGCCTACCATTAAACCCAACTCTCGAACGGTTTTTGATAAGCCATCTTCAAAGTCGTAGTTAAATTGGCAATACAAGTGCGGGGTTGGATAGTCGACAATTTTATAACGCCCATTGGGGACTTGAATTTCGCCGTTTTCTTGATCTACCTCGCAATACAACACCCGAGTTGCTTTGCGATAACCTAAAGTTGAGGTCAGCTGTGTGCTAGCACTTTGCTCTGGCGGAAGTTGGTTATCCCACTCAATTGCACCTTGCCCCCACGCCAGATAAATATCTTCTTGCTTAATGGACTTAGCCAGTGCAATGCGCCCTGCACGAGTCAATATGGCCACTGTGTACTCCTTAAAATAAATAATGTTGGCAAATAACGCGCACAAAAAAGCCCGCCTCTGCGTTGTGCGAGTCGTTAAAAGGTCTTGAGATCCTGAAACAAGTTCAGGATAACGAACAATCCGTCATTCTGACGAAGGTCTGAATCTCGCTGACGTTCAGCATTGGACGCTGAGAGAAAGAAGATCCTGAAACAAGTTCAGGATGACAAACAATCCGTCATTCTGACGAAGGTCAGAATCTCGCTTACATTCAGCATTGGGCGCTGAGAGCAAGAAGATCCTGAAACAAGTTCAGGATGACGAACGACTCTAGTTGCGCAGTAGCGGGCTTAAATCTGCATTAATAGTGAATTATTGGCTAACCCACAATGCGGTTTGTTGCGCTGATGCAAATTTACAGGCCTCAAACAACTGCGCTTTACTCACTTGCGCCACGTCATTGTTTGCCAATACCCATGATGTACTCTCATCGTTTTGCATGACCACCAGCGCGCGCGCCATACGTTGTTGGCTTAACTCATCTGCATCAAACTCCATCCCGTCAACTTCTACGGTCAGTTTGGCAAGCTCTTGCATACGTGTTTGCTTAAAACGTTCACGCTTAACTTGTGCGATTTGCGCTTCACTGTGTGCGTGCGTTGCTGGGTAGATATAAGCGACCAAAGCTTCGTCGTCATATTCAGTACGCGCGGGGGTTGCTTCGGTGGTTAATGCAAGGTCAACCTCAACATACTCTGTGCGATAACACTGGCGACGTAGCGATAAATCTAGTTGTGGTTGAGCTGGTAATTCAGGGACTTCCATCAACTCATCGCTATCAGCATCTAGGTTGGCATTGTGAGCCAGCGCAGCTTGACGCTCCGCCTCCACTTCGACCACTTCAAGTTCCCACGCTTGATATGCAGCAACATGGGCGGCTTGCTCTTGCTCAATAGCCGTTTTTAACGCTTGCTCGATTTGCTCTTGTGGGTGACGGAGTGCCATTTTTGTTAGCACATCGTCATAACTGATGCTTGGCTGCTCAAACAATTGCTGCGCACTGTCAGTGCTTGCTTGTTCATTAATCGCTTGTGTTTCAGGCACAGTTGAGTCGACCGCTGACGCAGTCTCATTATTTGTTTGTTCCATAATTTGTCCTTAGTGGCTGGCAATACCCAGCGGCAGTTGTGTGTGGTGGCAAAACACTTTCACCGTGTTGCCGTTTAAATCTGTTTTGGTGTTTTCACCGTTAATGATTGGGATGGTTTGGTCGTCGCCCCATGATGCAGGGTCGATAGGAATTAAATATTCAAGTCTGTCTGGTGCATGATGAACACCCACAGTCCCATTGGCTAAAATCACCCAGTTTGATGCGTTCCAGTTAACATTAGACGATGTTTTACAATACCAATATCGCCCATCCATTGCGGTTGTACCTGCGTCGGGGTGCACATAGTAAAGAGTTCCCGCAATCATATTTGCGCCTAAGTTCGTATCTCTTATCTGTGTAAACTCAGGTGTACTGTACATCAACTCCGCTCCGTTAAACTGCAGATACAAAAGACCATTTTTTTCTATTACCGTGCTCAATGTTTTAACCGCACTAGATGGCTCGGTTTGGCTATCTAAATTCAGCGGCGCGTGTTTGGGTTCATCCCCTAGAGATTGTGTCCACGTCAATTGACCCGTTGGTGCATATCTACTGAGTTTATTAACCGCCACTTCTTCATGTATCAACGCTCCATTTGAACGTGTACCCACCTTACCTATTAAGCTTGGCTGTAAACGGTTGCCATAGGCAGTTTGGTTTGCTTGCGTAACGTAAATGTTACTTACATCGCCTAGTATGCCGAGTTGGCTGGATGCTTCAGTAAACTGTGCAGGCGTTTTATAACTTAACAACGCGACGATATCCGGGTTCCAGCTGCCTGAACTGGTGTTTTTGATTTGATCAAAACCTACGTTAGAGTTTGTCCATGTTTGACCTAAGTCTCTCGTATAACTTGCATTTAACACACCATCAGCCATTTTACGGTTTAACGGATAACCAGAAGAGTTATCTGGTAGCTTTGGCAACCATTGACCAATCACACCATCAGGGAATGTTGCTGCGATACGTTCAGGGTGGCCGATAATATCAGTCCAAGGAAGCGAGTCGAATTCGCTGGATAATGGAACCCCTTTAATTACATAAATATCATCTCCAACTTGCCAATCTAAAAGCGTGCTTGAAGTAATTTTCTGAAAACTATTGTCAAGCAGTGTTCCATGCTTGTCAGAGGTGTAAATATTGCCACTGGGCTCTACATATGCAGCGTAAAGAAGGGTGCCGCGAGTGCTGTTATACAAATAGCTGAACTTCCTACATTCAGGCTCTATTTCATAGCCGTTTTGTTGGTCAACGGTACCAAATAGATTGATATAGTATTTACCTGCATAAGTATTTGCTATTGCTAACTTTTTAGCTTTTACATTAGTAAACACTAGCTTGTTTTTACCACGCAACGTCCCTGCCACGGCTTTACGTATGGTGTCTTCGCGTAGTTGATTTACATCTAGCTTATTGGCGTTTAAGCGCAAGTCTTCTACTTGGCCTGCGTAGATGGCATCGTGATATTTATATTGGTCAGGGCGGCCTGAGTTATTGCCAATTGTCCCTAGACCATTGGGGGCCGAAGTTCTTTTCACAAATGCATCCAACGTAGATGTAGCATACATCCCCCAAGATTCATGCGTTCCAGCCGCAGACCATGGGTAACGATATGCAAGCTCATCACCGCCTTCAGAATTTCTCCCTCCCCACTGAGCAGTACCCATCGGATTGTAAACAGGATGATATGCCCCTTGGTTTAAGCGTTGAACTAATGCGATTGGGATCGCAAAACACTGACTTTTGTATGCGCATGTTCTATTTTGATTGTTTCTTGGCTGCCAGTGTGAACTATCTTTATCTGGAAAAAGGTCATAAGGTGATTTGCATACATACCCATTTACATAATCCCCCGATGTAACATTAGATACATCTAAGTTGGTGTCTAGTTGTCCTCTTGTTATTATACGGCTATTCGCTGCATTATCTGAGCCAAGATAGTGAAAATAACTTACCGTTTGCGGCGCAAGGAACCTATTGTTGTTCCAATTATCACCCAACCCTTCAACCACTCTCACACGATACCGCACTTGAATATACGCTTTGGCTTCTGGGTCGTAGTAAATATTATGTTCGGGATTTTTTAAAAACTTAACGCGGTTAGCGGCGGAAAGTGTTGACCATTTAACCCCGTACCCTTTGGTATTGGTGTCCCATTCACCGAAGGCAGAATACCCTTGTGCCACTAGGTTATTGGCAAGACCGATACCCTCGTAATTGCTCGCGCCAAATTGCACATTGCCCAGTGGGTACACCACATCTTTATCGGCAATTTTTTCATGCCATGATTCAAGAAATACTAGATCTTTACGAGAGGTGATCACTTGTTCTGTAGCTGGTCGCAAGCATATTGAACTTATAGATACCTTTTGTTGCGCATTGTTGTTTTGCACAATGATCCGTGCTTCACCTGAGGCTGGTGCTTTAAATTTAATTTTATGCGTACCCACAGAGTCGATATCTAAGCGCCCCCATGGGTTGGTGAATGATGCTTCGTTATTGACAGCGACTGAGATATTGCCCGAGTCAATACTGCTAACTGTAACCTCTAAAACATATTCATTATCGTTAACTAAAGGTTCGTTACTTAGACTTACTGGCTTGTAATACTGCCCCCCCGTGCCATCATAAGACAACAGGTTATTGCCAATCTTCCAACCTTCAGGCAATACCCACCCTTCGCCAGAGTCAAAACTGCCACTTTTAATCAACCCAGTAAACGCCTCGACAGCACTGGCATATTGGGTTACTTTTCCCGTTGCAGAATCATAAGTTTTAGTGCCATCAGGAGCGGAGGGAAATTTTAAGGTTGTTTGTGTTGAACCATGAGCTACACCAAATACATGCTGCAAAGTGCCATCAATAACTACCTTTGGGTAAATGGATTTAGAAGCCCCATCTATGATATTTGTGGACACTTCCCCCATTATTAAGCCATTTTTAAAGCTCGGACTGAGCCACTGCCACATACCTTCATTGACTTTTTGGTTTGAAGAGGCTCGATTATGCTTCCCCCACTCCACAAACCCTGACCCTGCATATTGCTGCTTGCGCATCTCACGCAGCGCATCGAACTGGGCTTTGGTCATGACATCTGGGTGTGGGTTGATTTTTTGTGTGTCGTTAATTAAATCCGACAGGCTGTCTACTTGATAACTTTGACCGTTTAAATCTTTAAGCGACACTTTGCCGGTTTTGGTTTGCCAATCGTTAATGGCTTGGTGGTTTGCTTTGATCAAATCATGAGTGCCGTGCATATCGGCTTTTACTTGATCAATTTCATTAATACTATCGGTTACATCGGTTGCCAGTTTAACACTGGCATCGGTTTGCTCTGTCACCGCTTTTTGTAACAGAGCCAATTGTGCTTCTATGGTCATTTTCCTTTCCTTTACCTGCATTTAGGGCGCACTTTATTACCCAAGATACGGGTAACGTGCATGTATAAATGAAGGTCCAACGAGTAAATAGAAGGCTGAGTTTGGCTTCCAACAGACCAAACTCAGCCCTTGAACAACACGCGAGCGCGTGCCGTGTATTTTTGTGGTGATTGCACACTTGGGTGCTTTTTCCACAATACGCATACTGTAACCAGATTAAGGGCAAAATATCGGTCAACTTTGCCCTATTAGCGCTCGGTTTACCCCAACGCCTGAATTACAGTCTTGTTTACTCGTTGTTTTAAAAGAAAGTACTTAGAAGCAATGGTTACCCGTTATTGACTGGCAATACCCAATGGCAACTGAGTGTGATGGCAAAAGACTTTCACCGTATTGCCGTTGAGGTCGGTTTTTATGTCTTCGCCATTCACGATTGGGATAGTCTGGTCGTCACCCCAGTCTGTTCTATTGTGTTTTAGTTCTGCACCGTGGAATTGTAGGTAATACAAACCATTTTTCACTGTGAGAGTAGGTAACACTTTGACAGCAGGGGAATTGTTTACCGCATTAAGTTCTATAGGCGCATGGCGCCAGTTTTGGTAAATGGCACCAAATGATTCATCACGAGGCTCTGATGATTCATTAAAGGAGTATGAAGTCGTTACAAGGTTATGTACCGCGTTATTTGTATTATTAATACCAATTTGTGACGTTAAACTTGGCTGTAAACGGTTACCCAAATGTGTTTCTGAGCTGTTTGTAATGTAACAGTTACCCACATTCCCTATAACCTTCACCAGAGCATTCGCTTCTGTACATATTGAAGGTGATTCGTAGTGCATTAACTGAACGCGATTAACTTCACAACCATTTGTAAAGTCGTTACTGACACTATGAAATGTCGATAACGTAACTCCCCATGATGCACCGTTATCTAACGTGAATACGCCAAACTGCCTGCCAGCGGCCTTTCGATTCGCCGTAAACCGTTCTATTTCTCCAGTTGGTAATTTTGGTATCCACTGCCCAACCACACCATCAGGGAACGTGGCCGCAATACGCTCTGGGTGGCCGATGATATCAACCCAAGGGAGTGAGTCGAATCCAGCAGATAACTTTTTAACTTCTGCAAAGTAGCACACATCACTCATGTTAATGCCCAACGTTGTGGGGATAACATGACCACCTTTTCCTAAATTACTGGGGTTACCTGTTAACATCATATGGCTGTTTGCTGTTGAAACTTGACCGTATAACGTCGTATTGGTCGACGGTTGCCACATCATAATGGGCGTGCCGCTTGGGAAGCCATTCGCGTACAAATCAAGAGATGTACCGTTATTTGGGGAATCTTTAAAAATCGCATTCTGCAAGTTTGAACCAGTGAGATAACCTTTATGTAGCGCCTTAAATTGTGTAAATAACGGGCCCTCTTTACCCCGCAACGTCCCCGCCACTGCTTTACGCATGGTGTCTTCACGTAGCTGGTTTACATCTAGCTTATTGGCGTTTAAGCGTAAGTCTTCCACTTGCCCTGCGTAGATGGCGTCGTAATATTTGTATTGATCAGAACGACCACAATACACCGAACCATTCTCAATATATGAAAAACCATGTTCTCCTTTATTCCCTCCACCATTATTCGCCTGACTATCGAAACAATCATACACCGAACGGATCTCAGTAAGCTGGTCGTGAGTTTGATACCACGTATAATAGTACCCGCCGCTGATCCTTCTTCTACCAGTACCCATCGGGTTATAACTTGGATGATAAGCCCCTTGATTTAAGCGTTGGACTAAAGCTATCGGGATTGCAAAGCATTGGCCTTGGTGAGCAAAATCAGTGCGACTTCCTACCGAACCATCTTTTGAAGCCGCATATAAACCTAACTGAGGCTCGATGTTCATCTGAGCATGATATCTATATGGTAAATAGTTTCCTTGTTCAGAGTAATTCATATAGTTTTTAGGACTAATTAAACTAGCACCTTGGGGCGGAACTTGGAAACGAGTATTTACATTGTCATATCTACCTCCAAGACCTCTTGTATCTGCATTATTAGATACAAAACTCCCATGTCCGTCACCCAACCCTTCAACCACTCTCACTCGATACCGCACTTGGATATACGCTTTGGCTTCTGGGTCGTAGTAAATATTATGCTCGGGATTTTTTAAAAATTTCACGCGGTTGGCGGCTGATAGCGTGGACCATTTAACCCCGTACCCTTTAGTATTGGTGTCCCATTCACCGAAGGCTGAGTAACCTTGGCCGACTAAGTTATTAGCAAGGCCAATGCCCTCGTAAGTGCTTGCACCGAATTGCACATTCCCTAAGGGGTACACCACATCTTTATCGGCAATTTTTTCATGCCACGACTCTAGAAATACTAGATCTTTACGAGAGGTGATCACCTGCTCAGTCGACTTCTGAATCGACACCTGATTATATCGCGCCAAGCCATTATCACCCGCATATAAAATTATGTAATACGCGCCACCCTCAGGCCCAGTTGTAAACTCAAGTTCAAAGTAACCTGAATCACCGTTGGTGTGTGCAACAAAGCTAAACCTCTCAGTGCCCGCATTATTTACGATAAAGTTAATACCGTCGACGCCACCTGAGCGTTGATACTCAGCTAAATAATATGTCGCTTTGTATGTTGTGTTTGGCTCTAAAGTAAAGTTTTGTTTTGCATAATTAACTCGCTCTTCTCCCCCTGTTCCATCATCAATTATCGTCAATTGTTTATTCAAGATAGAAGCGCTACCTCGTGATGGGTTTGCAAACATATGCCAAGGTTTTTCAGGCTCTGGGTAAACCGGCAAATCATAATCTACACTGAAGGCAGCCTGTTTGATTACGCCGCCAAAAGCAGGCTCAGCATTGCCATGCTCGGTTACCTTGCCCGTTGCAGAGTCATAAGTTTTAGTGCCATCGGGGGCTGGGGGGAATTTACAGCTTACGATACCGTATGGATAATCCACCGACTGAAGCTCATGAGATACGCCATCAACCACCACTTTTGAAAATGGGCTAGATGACTTATCTTCACCAACCCAACCACTTGTTTTACCTGAACGTCCCAAATTCAATTTGTTCTGATATGCCCACATACCATTATTGACTGCATTATTAGTCAAATCTCCGTAACCCCACTCCACAAACCCACTTCCTGCATATTGTTGCTTACGCATTTGGCGTAGCGCATCAAACTGGGCTTTGGTCATCACCTCTGGATGAGGATTGATTTTTTGTGTTTCATTGATAAGCGTTGCAAGCGTATCAACTTGGTATTCTGCATCGTTTAGGTCTTTAAACGTGACTTTGCCGGTTTTGGTTTGCCAATTGCGGGCGGCTTGGTGGTTTTGCTTGGCAAGCGCGTGTACTTTGTCTATTTCTTGCCAAGAGTCTTCAATGGCGGTTTTTAGGTTTGATACTTCGTTGGTTTGCTCAGTAACAATGGCATTAATTTCAGTTAGTTTTAAATCTATACTCATGGTGATTCCTTACAATCCGGCGTTTCTTAACCGTTTGTTCAGTAAAAAGTTTTGGTGAATTTGCTTGGTCAAGTTTTTACTTTGCAAGACTTGCGCGTAAGTCATGGTGAGCAGTTCTTCGGTTAAAAACACATTGGCGTTGTTAACCCCAACCGTACAGGTAATGTTGTCGTTCGGCAGTGCCGATACGCTGAGGTTAAACACCTCGAGCCACGCGGCATCAGCTGATTTATAGTTCAACTGCTTATTGGGCACACTGTATACAGCCACTAAGGTTTGCTCAGTTGACCAAATACCAATTTCTTTTACTGGGTATTCTTGTGGGCCATCAAATAAGGCACTAAAGCGCAGCTGTTTGCCAAACTGGTCGTCGTCAATAATTTCAGCACCACCAATGGGGACTATTTGTAGCTGGTTGCGAAGTGCGGTTTGTGTGTTGCTAGGAGCATAGGCTTGATCTCCCGCCGACACATGGGTGATCGCCATACTAATGCCCTGCTGAGAGGCGCTAAGCAGTTTGCTCAAGCCTTGCTCAGTCCACACGATAGGCGTAAATGTGCTTGGGTCGCTCATGTTGGTTTCCAATGGATATTACAATGTGAAAAGGTAAGAAGGCGCGAACGCGCCAAAGGTTAATCGCCTGCGAATGTAGCCGAATGGCTTAGCGCTACTCGTTTGGCACTTTAGCTGTTAGGTTTAACGTGCCGTAGTTCATTCGTCCGGTGCTTGCGCCCGAGAAGCTTAATGGTGCCACATTAGTGATGCGCTTATAGTTCATTTGCACGCTACATAATTGCTGTGATTGCCAATTGGCGTTTTGCCAACGGTCATGCCATGGACCTAACCACACCCGTTGTGCAAGGGTACGTTGTTGACTAAATAAACGACTCCGCACAATGATGTTAGGCAGATGCGATGGCTGGTTGGTGGTTAAGCAGTAGCGACCGGTCTCTTGAACATCTAAATGCTCACTTATTTGACTGCGTTTGCGCTGGTGAGCAAAGCTAATTTGCTCAACGCTTGCATCCACAAAGTGTTTTTGAGTTCGGCCAAAACTGGCTTTAACCAAGCCTTTGCCTTGATGCTTAAACATCACACCAGAGTAATCACTAAGCACATGACCAAACGCACACCCTTGGCTTGATAACGTTTGCTTGCGAATATCATAGCCATGATATACCCGCGTCAGTTCGCTGCTCACCGGCGCCGATAGCTGCGCTAAATTAACTACTTTGGTTAAGCGCTCATCACCGGGCACCGTGCCTGCATCAAGTTGATAGGTATAGTAATGCAGCCCCGGCGGGGTATTTTCTATTTGCGCGTTATTGAGTTCGAGCCAACCAAGGGCGGTGGTTAAACTTTTTGGTGTACCACGTATACGTTGCCATGCAAGCCCGTCTTTTAGGGTTTTGCGCACGTCTTGGCTATAAGGCAAAATGCTTTCTAAACCATACTCCCACACCAGCCACATAAGTTGCGCGTCGTGCGGATTGGCTTTCATATTGGTTAGGTTAGCAATTGCGCCATCAAACAATGTTGCTTGATCCTGACTTTGCAAGCCTTTGAGCTGCAGCGGGCTATGATTAGGGGGTAAAAGTTGTTGCATTGTTACCTCACGCACAGTGTGAGTTTAATATCGCCCGGTACGGCACATTGCTCTGGCGTGATGTTAATTAACCCATCCGGCTTTTTAATTTCGACCTGACTTATCCCGCTTTTGTGCAGTTGTGCGCTTATCCAGCTCGGAGCTAAGTCCCAATCAAGCTTTGCCTCATTGCGCCATGCATCACGTAACAGCTGCTCTAGCTCGTTAAACACCTCTGCAGAAGTATTAGGCTGTAAATATATGTCAGCCTCAATATCAACCATTTTCATATCAGCAGGCTGCACAGTAACCGAATCGGTGAGCATTTTAACGCCATCGTCCAATACTTTGTCTTTAACACGTTCAACCGTGGTTTTGCTTGGTGGTGCATCTTGCGGTTGTGGCGTCTCACCAAGGGTTGTATCATCCAGCGCTTGTTTGGCGAGCACAGTAACAATCACTTTACCGCCTTCTTTGCTTATTACCGACACATCGGCAATCTCACTAGGTGCGGCATTAATGGCATGATTACGATAGTGCTCGGCACTGCCTGCGGTGCTTGATGCAATGGTATTGTTGCGAATGCGCTGACGATAGTCATCATCTTGCTCATTGGTTACGCGCTCAACACCATAGAAGGCACCAAGGTGTTCTAAATCAGCCCCTTTAGCAAAGGCCAATAAATTGGATTGCGCCGCTTGGTTTATGCGCTGGCGCAGTAGTAGTTCTTGATAGCTTTCTACCTGAAGCCACACAGTTAACGGGTCGCTCTCAAGTTCAAGCGCCTGCGCATAGTCTGGCGCAAGCTCTATAAAGCGCGCCTTACGCGCTTTATAGATGGCTTCAAATGAGAGTGATTCGATAATGTTGGGATCAGGGAGTTTGCTTAAATCGATATAACTGGTCATCGATTTGACTCCTTGAAAAGGTAATCGAGACTTAAACAACTAAGTCTTAGAGGACGTTTTGATACTTAGATTAACTAAATAACTGAAAAGCGATATTCGCCCATCTCAAAAGGCATATCAGGAAAGTCAGTGTTAAACAGTTCTTGGTTAACTATCCAAATACCGTTTGTTTCAAACTTCAATGGCATGGTTAATTGACCGTTTACCACTTGAGCTGGCATTAACTGAATACGCCCCGTATCGATGCGCTTGAACGGCACCTTAAATTTACGGTCAGGTATAGCCAGTTGCCCCGTTGCTATTACATCGTTTGATTGTTGGGGCACAGTAAATTCATTGTCATGGTTCACATAGCCATCTAACTGACCTGATACATTATCAATAACCACGCATTTCAATGCGTTTTCGTCATTGCGTTGCGTTAAAAATATATCAACATCAAAATCACTAACCAGTTGCTTATTACCTACGTAATCAGCAAATAAATAGGATTGTTCATCGATAGAAACAATTTCTTGCTGCTTAAACTGGACAGGGTCGTCCTGTAATTGCTCTTCAATACTGCCGCTATTAACTTTTATTAATACGCGCATTTAAACTCCTAATCTCGCACCTGAAAACGCATAAATACAATCACTCGCCCAACACTCAAGCGCGCTTCTTGTAAAATAGATTCTGCGATTATCGGTAACACTCCAAATTGAATAACGTTTTTTACTACCAATAGACATAAACAAATCTTTGGATATTTGAACCAGCGGACCTGAAAAAGAGTTAAACGACAGGTTGTGAGTTGTACGAACTATACATTTGCTAGATTCACCATTCGTAGTATTAAAATTACGATTTACTGAGAAAGGGATGCTACAAACATCATATGAGAATCGCGCATCGCCCCCTGAACTTCCTACAAAAGAAGGCCCAAGCGTGACTGAACCGTTAAATAATGACACACCCTCTAAGTATACTGGACTGTTGTTATTTCTGCTGTGCGATAATGGCCCTATATAATTAGTATATAGACGAGACTGAAATTTCATCGTATCAAAATCGATACTATATGTTGCAAATTCATGTGTACAGAACAGCGTATTATTTTCCAATATACCCAATGAAATTTGCACGACTGACAGTGTATCGCTACTCAGCACATACGTTCGATCATTCAAATTTACGCGGAGCAACCTGAAATGACTATTGCCATTTTCATGTAATGCCGTGATCAAATATGATACGCCATTTTTATTGTAAATCAGGTTAGGGAATTTAAAATCATCTAAATCTGTATAATAGAAACGATAGCTAGACAAATAATCTCGCACATTCCATGTCCATTGCGCAATATTATCACTGTTAAAGTACGTTATGTTTGTCGCGCTGATAACTAGATAACCACCATTTAGATCATGCTCGTTCGGTATCGCCATATCTAGCGCTACATCTAGACTACTGAGTGGGTTTCTAAATGTTGATTCAGGCCATGGAAGCAACTGAGAAGCTGCATTTGGAAATTCACCGTTTACAAAATTGTTTGATGCTATTTTATCTGTCAGTACAGTCATAAAATCTCCCATTTCGCATTAGTAAAAATGGCGACGCGCTCAGTGAAAATCGAGGTGTGATATTCTGTTCCCACTTCGCTATCTTTGATTAGCCCATTTGTCGCCAAAATCTGTGCTTTGTTGTTGTCATCTACAGTTGAGCTACTAAGTACGCAAAACTCAATACGCGAACCCTCGGCAGCTGTTGCGGGTAAGTGTAATTTGCACGGAGCTTTGAACGCATATTTACACCCGACAATTGCGTTTGTATCTGTTGTGATAATGTGAGTACGAGCCATTTCAACAGGCACACCACCTAAAGTTTGCCCGTCACCAATAAACAACTGCTCAGCCTCTGGGGACCAACCCGGCTCGCCGTTGGCAAGCACGGTTTGTAGCCGTTCTGCCTCGGGGCCGCGTCTAAATTGAATCTTTCGACCCATTAAAATGTGCCTCCGTCAATGTCGCCGCCTTCAACCGCTAAGCCCAATGAATTAACCCAATCTTTTACCCATGCGGTGTTGGCAATATGAGTGCTATCGTCAGACAACGCGCGAGTGGGTGCTTTTGGGTTGCCTGTAAAGTTTGGTGAGGTAAATAACTGTGCTTTAGATTCATTAGTGACGTTGCTTAGACCAACATCGCTTTTATTAATTGTTACCGCACCCGTTTTGCCATTTACAGCTAAAACGTTATCGGTTGGGGTTCTGAGCAAAATCCAGTTTGAGAGCACGTTGGCAGGTGTGGCTTTTAGCACATATGACTTGTTTTCATCTGTACGAATTGCCAAGTCGCCCGGCTGCGCCGTTAGAGCAAGCATCGCCGCTTGGTTTGCTACTTCAAACGGTTGACCAATGGCTAAGCTTGGCAGCACGCCTTCTGGAATTTTACCGCTGCCATCAAGGGTCAATACCTGATTTACACCTGTGCCAGCATCTTTATAAATGGCGCTGCCAAGGGTGTCAAAAATATCAATACCACCAGGGGTTTGACCATCACCTACAAACAGCTTTTTGCTATCGGTAAGCCAAATGGGTTCACCACTTGCGGGGGTTACATTGGTTCTGTTGGCTGCAGGGCCGCGTCTAAATTGTAATTTGTTTGCCATTATAAAGTGCCTCCATCTAGGCTAGTTGCATTAGGATAAGAATCTGAAAAAGCACCACCATCAAGCGACAATAGGCCCATAAATTTGTTGATTTCGTTGCTAACGTGCTCTTGCGTGGCATACACCATAGATGGGTCAACTTTTAAATTAACCGCATTTGCCTGTACCACATCGATCACCGCTTTTATGCCAAGCTCGGCGCTGGCGTTGTCGGCAATATTGGGTTTGTATGTTTCTGGATATTTAACAATGGCAAATGCCACATCATCTTCAGTATAAAAGGCGGCTTCACGAACATAAAAGCCCCCTTCGGTTGAGGGTACTACCCCCACAATTTCGAGCATCGAAGGGCTTTCATCAAGGGTTTTAGAGCTATTGATTAGCCCCCTAAAGCGTTCATTCGTAAGCCCTTGTGCATCTGGCTGGATTAGGCCGTCGCCTACGGCAAATTTGGTTAAATTGATTTTTTGGCCTGTGCCAATGGCGTTGGCAATTTTAGCTCGACCTGCTGGGGTCAGCATGGTCCAGTATTGAGGCTGAGACATAACTACTCCGAGGATATACTTTGATTTGATTAAAAGATTGGTTAACAAGTGCAATACACAATGACGACTCACTGGTGATTTCACTGGCGTAGTATGGATAAACTGTGGCGGTGATACCTGATGTAGCAGCACTGGCAATCGTCAACTCAGACTCGCTAAGCAAACTCACCGATAAATCAAACTGCACACTTTCACGTTTGGTATTGGTGATGGTGTCATAGATCTGTTCTATCACCTCTTGATCTATGCCTTTGTCGGTCACCGACACATCAACTGAAAAGGTCCCCGCTTCACCCTGCGGTGTTTTTTCAAACCACTCTTTTAGGTCCGTTTTATAACCAAATGGGGTAAGGCCATTGATAATGGCAAAGCGGGTGCCTAAATGTTTATGCTGCTCATAGCTTTGCGATATCACCAAACGTTTGGTTGTATCACTCCAGCTTTCGTCCCATTGCGTCACACCTTGGCTCCAAGCAAGCCAAGGTAGCAAAGACGTTGGGCAACTTTGTGCATCCCAAAGTGTTGCTATAAAGTCTGTGCCATCAAAAATTGGCTGTAGAAGATGTTGCGCTGCAACTTGTAGTTCGCTTTGCAGTTGTGTGCCATTGTGCAATTGACTCATGCCACAACCTCAAAGGTGATGTTATCTAAACCGTTTTCACACCAGGCAACTTCATCTTGCGCCACAACAATGTTGCTATTTGGCTGAATAAGTTCAACTTCTTCAACGCCCTCTTGATGCAGCACCGCAAACAATGCCGAGCGTTTGATGCTTTGCCCAAGGCCATTCTGTTTCGCGATAAAGCGCGCTGTTTTTTCAAGTACTAGCTCTTTAACATGGCTGTTACCGGGGCCTTGCTCTAGTTTGATATGAGCTTGTAACGTAAACGACTTTATTTTTGCCGGCACAATGTCAACGCGATCGCCAATAGGACGAATTTTTTGCGCCTCTAACACATGCGAAACGTGCTCGGGCGCGCCCGCTTGTAGCCCAAATGCCTCGTGTAAGGTGTTCATTAAACCGCTTGATGGCAAGCCATTTTGTGACTCGTTACTTAATACCGTGAGCACAACGTGGCAAGGTGAGGGACTGGCAACATGTACATCTTTTACCCGCTCATCAGCGCTCAAAGTATGATAGCGGTAGCTTTTACCTGTACCTGCGGTGTTTAAGCTATGAAACGCCAGTTGCACTCGCTCGCGCAGCCGCGTGTCGTTTTCGTTTTGTTGACGTACCACGCCATACTTACTGGCAATATGATCTAAATCACTGCCCATTGCGCTACTGAGCATAGTAGATTTAGCCGCGTCGTTCACTCGTGCGCGCAGCAACATGGCATGATAGGCATAGGTGTTCAGCAACTGAGTAAGTGGCTCAGACTCAAGCCCCAAGGTTTGCTCAAGCGCTGGGTTTTGCGCTAATAAATTGTTTTTTAACTCTGTAAGCAGTTGCTCGTAGTCTAACTGTTGTAACACATTAGGCGGCGGCAACTTTGATAAATCAATCAGTTTAGATTTTGACATAAGCAGCTCGGCAAAGTGGTTTATTGGGCATCGTAAAAATAAATAGCAACGTTATTGGGCGCTAAAATTTGCCCATTACTAATGGTATTGGTGGCCACATTCAGGTTCATAGCATTGGTAGCGTCAAGCCAGCTTCCACCTTGATTGTAGGCACAAAAATTAGGCCCATCGGCTTGAGCTTGGCGAGTGAGATTAAACGCCGTGTTACTGCCATCGGGTACATGATTAAGGTTGTATCGACCCATTACCCCTTTGGGAAAGGTTTGCGCAAATTGATTTGGCGCAGCGATTACGTCCATTTGCGGCATGGCGGTAAACTCTTCCCCTTCACCGATGGTGGCAATCATAATATGCGCGGTAACTTGGCTGTGCTCGCTGATGGTATTTCCCGTACTAAACCAGTTATCGTCCCCGGTGTTTGGGTTAACCAAAGCAAGGTTTTCACCACCAACTACGATACACTCGTTTACTTGCAGCCATTCACCCAATTGGTGACCACCCGCAAAACTGCCTAAATTGGTATTACCAAATGAGGTGAATTTGATCAAGACGGGTTGAACAAGGGGCTGAACGAGCGAGTTAGCAAAATATTGCTCACGACCATACACAGGCAAGTTTTGGGTAAGTGGATTGTTGACAGGCTCGGCTGCAATGCTATCAATAAAAATAGTACTGGTGGATGCTCGGCACACGTCAGCATGCACCAAGGTAAAAGGATTGCTCATAGTTTGGCTCTGCTTTTTAATGAATATTCAAAACCGCGCAAACAAAAAATGGGCATAGAGTAAAACCCTATGCCCATTTCGTTACGGGAAAGACCACTGTTTCAATTTGCTGAAATAGTAGCAATTATTTAGAAAAGAAAACGGTCAAGTTTGACCGTTTTGAAAAGGAAGTGGCAACTAACTGAATTTAGTTACCTTGCTGTTGGAAATGCAAAGCCACTCGCATACTCGTACTAACTCAGGCACAGTCATTCGGAACATCTCAAAAGTGCTCTGTGAAGATATGCTTAAAACTATGTAGTGAGTGATTTAGCGAGGGCTTTGAATAGGAAGGAAAACAAGTATTAGTAATTATAGGTAAGCGTCAAACTCAACGGTCTCGAATTCAAGTCTAAAATCAGCACCTATACGCGCTAAGCCACGGTTTACACGTGCAGCGCTGATGGTATAGTTGCCCGAGTTTACAAACTGACCGCTAAGCAACACTTTAGCATCTTTAATTGTTGCGATGTAACGCATATCATCTACAGGCAATTGGCCGTCGACCACACGCTCACACATTAGCATAAGTTCAGTATCGTTTAACGAATCAGGCAGTGGCGCTTCTTCATCAGCAGCTTGCAGGTCAGCAGTTAATGTAAACTCCGTGCCTACTTTTACCCAATGAATATCACCCACTAAGCGTGCGGCTTCACCCGTCACGGTTACATCAGTTAATGCAAGCTGTGCTAATGGTGCTTGCTCAGAGGCTTGTTGTATATCAGCCTGTGGCGCAAAGTAATCTGCTACTTCTTGCTCGTTTTGCCACACTTCGCCTGTGAGCGGGTTAGTTAAATGCGTTACCCCGTTTACCGTAACGCTCTGATTTTGGCTATCAAAAATAAAGTCTGTCATTGTAATATCCTTAAATTAATTGAGCGTGGTTTAAATTGCTTGCGCAATGCCTTCGGTGGTTTCGATGCGAGAAGAGCTGATATAAATTATTTTGTTATGCTGGCGGCTAATAGCGGCTATGTGACAATCATACTGAGTAATATAAAAATCATTATCCTTTTTGCGGTAACCAATGGTTATTTTAACTTGACGTTCACCTGCATGTTTTGTTTTTGGTAGAAGGGCAACACCTGAATAACGACTAAAGCTACTGTAATCAGAGTTTGTCACGTCGTGATAAGGTAGCCAAGCATCCCCATGTAAATCAACCGGAAGACTAGTTTGGCCTAGCACTAAACCCTGCTCACGAGAAAATTCATATTGGCGTGCCCGCCAAACAAACTTTGGCGGAGTGCAAATAACTTGGTCTGAACTCCCTTGGAGACTACTTATATTTTCATTGCTATGTGAATAGGCCCGAATTTCGACTGAATAATAGCCTTTTTGAGTAGTAAACTCTTGCTCAAAAGCCGCTTTATTAGCAATTGCTTTACCCATTTCCGCTTCCCCTGACGATGTACGACTATATGCTTTACCACCACGCACATAGATTAACGCTCTATCAGATTTACGCACTTTTAATGCAGAAAAGTCTACTAAAATAGAGGTATCTATTGACCAACTATTCGCTTTGTGAATGTTAATCGTCAGCGCTGAAGCGCTATTGTAATTGGCATTACTCGTAAATAGCCTGGCAGTGTTGTCATGATATGGTAGTAACCCGTATCCATGACCACTCGCTGTCAACGAGATTTTTCGACTAATGACTTCTACTTCACCTTGAGCGTTTATTTTTCCTAATTTCGCGGAAACGTAGCGATATACATCACTTGTACTCCATGTTGTGTAGCCTCTATCGTAATAAAAATACATCTCTTTAGTATCAAAGTCTTCAATCGAAATATAGCTCGTTGGTGCTTGAGTAGATGTATTACTGTATTGTGAAGGGTGCTGCTGATAGTTCAAGTTTTGAATGGCATTCACTGGTGTTTGGCTAAAATAAAAGCTTTTTTGTGTCGCATTATTGATTGATTTAATCAACTCAGGAATTTTCGACAGCTCTTGTGTTGCTTGTACCGCAAAAGCGTCTTTTGCGCTATTCAGCGACGCGGTGCTTTGGCCTAGCGAGTCTGTGGCTGTATCTAAGTGTTGCTCTGCTACAGCAACCAGTGCGGCTTCTACATTTGCGCCAGAAGTGAGCTGATTAATAGCTACACCAAGTTGCGCGTTTTCTTGAGGGGTAAGTGTGCCGTTGACAATTTTATTGGTCAACGTTTGCACTGCATTTGCAATTGTATTAGACATGATTTCTCCTTAATAAAAATTAGATAAATGCGGCAGCAATTGGGTTAGTTGCAGCCACAGCGGCTCTGACTGGGTCTTGAATATAGTCTTGCCACTCTTGTTCGGTTTTACCGGCAAATTTTTGGCTATCGCCAGAAGTTACTTGATTTGCTGATGCTTGAAGTTGTTGATTAAAGTTACCTTGGTGGATCACTTTTTGGTTGTAGTTGGGACCTGCGTAAATATCGCCTTTGACATAAGTAGGCCTGCCAAAGTAAAACTTTTCTCTGTCGGTATCAAAATGACACCAATTGCTGTTTTGCGGCCCTATATCAACATAACCATTATTGGTGATGGCTCTGACTGTATTGCTCACACCTTTTGCAAGCTTGGTATTTGAGTCTTGAAGTTGAATATCACTGCGAAACTTAACCCAGCGACTTTGATAATTCATCTGCATAGCCCAGTTGTCAGCTATATTGTCTGATCCTAAGTTCCCCATACCAATATATGAGTAACCATCTCCTATATAGCTCAAATGCAGTGACGCTGAGTTATCTCGACCAGACTCACCAATTGAGATACCCGCAGCCTGCTCATTGGTATTCGAGCCGCTAGAGCTACTGTCCAATGTCAGCCACGGGTTGTTTTTGCTGATATTAATATCAGCACCAAAGTCAAAGGCTTGGCTGTTGGTATACTTCATGGCCACTTTGTTAGTGTGCGAGTCGTAAATACCGGTATAGCCATTGGCCGTGTTTGGTGACCATATATAGCTATCAGTGCCCGACATTTTTAAGTCGCCACTGACTTTTACATCCCCAGTAAATGCCCATTCACCATTTGCGGCAACTTTTGACCAGTCACTTCCATAGTTGATGTACAACTGATCAGTAGCCCCAACTAAAGCGCGTTTATCACGGATTTTAAGATCTTGCCCGCTATTGGTATCAACATGTGAGCTTTCAAAACGCGCGAGCTTGTCGCTTTTGCCGTGGTATTTATTGCTAAGTAACTTATCGCCTTCTTGTAATGCAGCTGCCTTGACCTTACCTCTAAATTCCCAGTCGTTACTCAAATGTAAGTTTCTAGCAGTCCAATGAGTTTGTCCGCTAGAGCGTCTGAATAGGGTAAAATAATCTGCCCCTGAGCCGCTGGTCACTGGACTATTGTCACCATTGTATTCAATACCGCCACCGTGATTTGGGCTTTGCCCCACATACACAATGCCAGTTGTTTGTGCATCCACTTCAGCGCATACATTAAGTACCGCAGCGCCACTGTCATTGGCGCGAATATTTACCGTGGTATTGTCGCCGTTATCAAAGGTTGCATTACCATTAATTGCCAGCCCCGAGGCTGTAACATAACCTTTTACCTTAAGCCCCCAGTCTTTTAGTGACATCCACTCAGTGATTGAGCTTCCACTTCTGTGTTGCCATCTAAAATATTCATTTAAGTTATCTGAGGTTTCAAAATACAGGTAACTATTGGTATCTTGGTCCGAGGTATTTTGAAATCCAATCGCAGCACCATCAGAGTTTTCTACCCAGCGAAGTGCTTGATTAGTTAAATCAATACTTTCACCCTTAGCAACGGCACCAATCTCGCTTGGTGTGGGTTTATGACCTTCGTGGTAGACTTGGTTACCTTGCACCGTGATAGTAGCTTCTCGGTTATCAGCTGAGCTTAGGGCAATACCTGACTTTGTTCCTTCATGTATAAACTCTTGAGGATAACCTTCGGTATTAAAGTCACCAATCTCTATCACTTCCTGCCCATAACTTTGTACAGTTATGTTCATAGCAATGGCACTTGGAGTGTCAACTTTTGCTTGGATTAAAAAGTGTTCATTGGTATTTGAAAGCAGACGTAAAGTAACTTGTGAGTAAGGCCCACTGAGCGACTTGATTGTAAAATCACTGTGATGATTGACTATGATTTCAGCCGAAAACGCAACAACCGTGCTATCAGTCGTTCCTTTTAAGTTTAGCCGGATCATTGAGGCAAGCTCTGCCCCCGTTACTTTTGCAATCGTTTTAAACTCACTTTTAGTCACAAGTGGCGTACGACCAGAGATAGAAGGTAATGCTTTTACATCTGAAGCTAAGGGCTTATTGCCTTCATGATAAACCCGTTGGTTATAACCTTCCCCTGCGTAAATGTCGCCCTTAACTTTTAATTCCTTGTTAAACCAATGGTTGGGTCTATCGGTCTCATAGTGGCAAAAGTTGTCATTTTGCGCACCTAATTTTAGATACCCCCTGCCATTTGAGACTTTAAACGCCTTGTCACCATATTCACCGGTCGTAGTTTCTAAAGTGACGCCACTTACTTTTACAGAGTCAGAAAACGCCCACGCGCCTTTGGCGGATACATTAGAAAAATCGCCATTGTAGTTGACGTACAGCATCTCGGGCGTGTGAGCTACAAGCGCACGACCACCTCTAAGTCTAAAGTCATTACCGTGAGTAAAGTCGAACTCAGAGTCCACCAAGCGCTGTAATTTGCTATCTGCTGCTTGCAGTCCTGCACGCGCTTCACTGACTACTTCCTCTTTGGTTTTGCCTCCTAAGCGCTGTGAATCAGGTGCTGTGCCCCCTGCAATTTCTGCCACTTCATTACGAATTGACTGTGCCTCAACAACAGAATTTGCAGCACTATCTTCACTGGCTTTTGCCGCAACCTGACTGGCTTGTGCCGTTGCAGCCGATTGCGCTGCATTGCTTTCACTGGTTTTGGCTGCCGCTTTACTCGCAGCGGCTGCCGTAGCCGATGATGCGGCATTGGTTTCACTGGTTTTCGCCGCAGCTTTACTTGTAGCTGCAGCGCTGGCTGAGCTGGCTGCCGCTGATTGACTAGAGGCTGCTGCGGTTTTACTACTCGCTGCGCTACTTGCAGAATTTGCTGCTGCGGTTTCGCTGGCCTTGGCCGCTTCTTCGCTACCAAGCGCTGCCTCGGCTGACTCAGCAGCTGCGGCTTTACTTGATGCCGCCGCCGATTTGCTCAACCCCGCACTAATCGCAGAACCCGCCGCTGCACTTTGGCTTGCTTTGGCGGCATCTTCGCTGGCTTTAGCCGCCACTTTAGATGCTGCCGCATTGGTTTCGCTGGTTTTTGCCGCCGCTTTGCTAGCTGCTGCGCTACTTGCAGAACTGGCCGCTGCGGACTTACTTGACGCCGCTGCCGTTTTGCTACTCGCTGCGCTGCTCGCTGAGCTGGCTGCTGCGGTTTCACTGACCTTTGCCGCGTCTTCGCTGGCAAGTGCCGCACTTGCATGCTCGGCCGCTTTATCTTCACTGACTTTGGCTGCTGACTTACTGCTTGCCGCACTTGTTGCTGAAGCAGCCGCTGCGCTTTGGCTTGCTTTGGCGGCATCTTCACTGGCTTTAGCCGCCACTTTAGATGCTGCCGCATTGGTCTCACTGGTTTTAGCCGCCGCTTTACTCGCCGCGGCGCTACTTGCGGAACTGGCCGCTGCGGACTTACTTGATGCCGCTGCCGTTTTGCTACTCGCTGCGCTGCTCGCTGAGCTGGCTGCTGCGGTTTCACTAGCCTTTGCCGCATCTTCGCTGGCAAGTGCCGCACTTGCATGCTCGGCCGCTTTATCTTCACTGGCTTTAGCAGCTGATTTACTGCTTGCCGCACTTGTTGCTGAACCCGCCGCTGCGCTTTGACTTGCTTTGGCGGCATCCTCACTGGCTTTAGCCGCCACTTTAGATGCCGCTGCGTTGGTTTCGCTGGTTTTAGCCGCCGCTTTACTTGCCGCGGCGCTACTTGCAGAACTGGCCGCAGCCGACTGGCTTGACGCCGCTGCTGTTTTGCTACTCGCTGCGCTGCTCGCTGAGCTGGCTGCTGCGGTTTCACTGACTTTTGCGGCGTCTTCGCTGGCAAGTGCTGCAGCTGCATGCTCGGCTACTTTATCTTCGCTGGCTTTGGCTGCTGACTTGCTGCTAGCCGCACTTGTTGCTGAACCCGCCGCTGCGCTTTGGCTTGCTTTGGCGGCATCTTCACTGGCTTTAGCCGCCACTTTAGATGCCGCTGCGTTGGTTTCGCTGGTTTTAGCCGCCGCTTTACTTGCCGCGGCGCTACTTGCAGAACTGGCCGCTGCCGATTGGCTTGACGCCGCTGCTGTTTTGCTACTCGCTGCGCTGCTCGCTGAGCTGGCTGCTGCGGTTTCACTGACTTTTGCGGCATCTTCGCTGGCAAGTGCTGCAGCTGCAGAATCAGCTGCCGCAGCTTTACTTGATGCTGCTGCCGATTTGCTTAGCCCTGCACTAATCGCAGAGCCCGCCGCTGCGCTTTGGCTTGCCTTAGCTGCATCTTCACTGGCTTTGGCTGCCACTTTAGACGCTGCTGCATTGTTTTCGCTGGTTTTCGCAGCTATCTTACTTGCTGCAGCAGCGCTGGCTGATGCTGCTGCATCATCTGCATTTTGTGCTGCTTGTGCTATAGAGGCCACCATGGCTTCTAGCTCTTCAATTAATTGCGCTACTTTTACTGCATTGCGATTAATTTCAGCTGGCGTTGCTATTTCGCTTTGTTCACCTAAAAAATTGGTAACAGGGAATGTAGCTTCATTACTTTGAAACCAACCCGTCAGCTCCTTTTCACGGCGATGCCACTTTGTTTGCAGCTCTGTTAAGCTTTTTGCCAAACGCGCAGGTGTCGAATTATTGAAATTTTGAACCAAACCATAAGGCAGTTCACTGCCACTTTCTTGCGGGTTAAACCTCTGCCCATCGAGCAAAGCTAAACGCAATTGTGTATCACTGATCACTTGGGCAACTTGAAGTATCTGATTTTGTTGATTTAGCCTTAAATAAACGAGATCTCCCGTTTGTACTTTCGCCACGCTAATAAATTGCGTATGCACACCCGTGATCGTCGCGTTATTTTTAGTAACGCTAATTTTGCCAATTGAATAGGCCATAATTATCCTCTTTTATAAATTACTGCGACCTGTTTGATTTGATCAGGAGAGTCAAATGTGACGTTGTGACGTACTTGAGCGATGGTGTAACGCTCTTCACTTTGTGTTGGTTGACGCATCCCTTTGCCAGGCATGGAACTTGAGCAAATTAAATCGCCAGTTTGTAAATTGCCACCTTCGCCGCAGACATTCATTGCGCCTTCACCACCTGCGTTGATGCTTGCTATATCGTACAGGTAGGCCAGTTGCTCCCACTCTTCAAAGCCGACTAGGCCAGCAGGTTGCGAGTCTGTAAGCACTCGACGACGCGTGTAAATACCTCGCACTGTAATGTCCATCGGTGTGCTCGATAGTTTTGCCGTACAAATTGCATTTGAGATATTTGCAATGTGCATAAGCTCATCATCACAAAGAATATCACCGGGTTCTGGCTCTAACTCTTTGGGTAGGAGTGTTTCATGAGCAGATGTGTGAGGTCCTATTTCACCATTCTTTGCATAAAGGGCCCAAGAAGACGCGTCGACGTGAATAGCGTTACTATGATATTTAATTGCAATACCCCAAACATCTTCTGGCTTGCCATTATCCCAGACATATAGGTTACGCAGAAAACCTTCCCCATTCGCCATAAACCTGGCGTTAAGGACCCCATCTTGCTTAATAGCAAGCATACCTGAACTCGCTGTAACGGTACTGCTTCCACCCGAATCCCATGTACATGATCGTAAAGTTGCATTACTAATTACACCACTAGACGCTTCAACTTTACCTCTAAAAGTACCACTCGTTGCCTCAACCTTACCCTTAAACGTTCCACTATCAGCTTCAACTCTTCCTTTAAATATACCGCTATTAGCATACACGTTGCCGGTGAACGACCCACTGGTTGCGTTAACATGCCCAGTGAACGACCCGCTACTCGCATTAATATGCCCGTTAAACTTATATTTCCCCGCGCTGCTATCAAAATACACAGCACTGTTATTGCTATTATCGAGTAATTCAAAAACGCCAGCTTTTACCTGCATTCGCCCGGGTGTTATCGTGAGCCCTGTTACATGGTTATTAACGTCTACACCAATTGAAACCCGCGCATCTAGCTCGTCTATTTGGTTCCCTTGTTCATCCAACTTCCTCGCATGCGTAGTCATAAGCTGAAATACGCTCGCAGTACCCGAGTCAGTTTCTACACTAACGTTTTTGACAAACGAGGCTAAAGCACCATTTGAGTCCGTCTTTGAGAAATAAATATCACCCAGCTTGGAAATTTTCCCGCCAAACTCTGTCGATAAAGACTGAGCTTTTAAGCCTATTGCCTTCTCAGTTTCTACTTTCGTATACGTATTACTTGCAAGGCTAGATATGTCGCCATTGAATTCAGAGCGCAAGGAGCTCTCTTTGGCACTAATTACACTATTTGTTTGCGCTGCGGTGTAAAAAGTTTGATCTAGATAAGCGCGATTACTATTAACTTTACTTTCTAGCTCAGTTTTAGCCTGTGAGACAGCGCTTTGTGCATCCGCTTTGGTAATATAATAGTGCTGCACATCAGCCTTGTTTTGTGCAACTTCAGAGGTTAGGCCGCTAATTTTTGTGGCAAGCGCTTGCTCTTTGGTTGCTAACGATTGCTCAACGTTAACTATCTGCGCACTGTTGCCATCTACAACTGCTTTAACCTCACTAATTTTATTCGCAAGCGCTTGATTTTGTGTGGCAGAAGCTTGCTCTACACTGACTATTTGCGCTTTGTTCTGCACAACCTGTGCTTCCACTTGCCTGATGTTTGTTGCAATAGCGCGTTCTTTATCTGCAAGGGACTGCTCAACATTGACTATCTGAGCATTGTTTTCACCGACCAAGGCCTTAACTTCACTCACTCTTGTAGCCAATGCTTGATTTTCATCAGCTTGAACTGCAACAGCCTCATTAATTCTTGCGTTAGTTTTGGCGGTTTTTTCCTCTAAAGTAAGCGTACTTGTTAAATCGGCCTCGAAAACTTGCTCAGTATCCAATGCTTGTTCAAGAATACTATTGGCAAGATCATCAATTTCTCTTATCTTCTCTTGCGTTTCTTTTAATTCGTTAACACTGAGCCCAGATACTGAAAATGCCTGCCTAACAACTTGCAACTCGTGGCGAGCTTCAACAATTAAGTTGCTGGTGGCCTGAGCCAAAAATTCAATTGCTAGCTCACTGTCTGTTACATTGCCTTTTTCTTCACCTAAAGCACCATACAGCACACCATCATCGCTCAACTCAACCTGTAAGGTTTGAAATGCTAACTCTTGTTGAGTTTGCAAATCTCGAAGTGATACGCGAACTTGGTTCACTATGCCCTCAGGCTGCCAACCAACACCCATACCTATCCAATTTGGGCTTTGGCTCATCTCAAATACAAGCGCGGTGCTGTGCTCATAAGTTGCTAAATCGGCAGTTTTAACATCAAAACTCTTCCATTGGCTTTTGCCTGCCGCATTCAAGGTTCTAACACGTCCTTGGTAGCTTTTTGAAGGTAGTAATGAAGAAACGGTGAGCACTTGGGAGATAACGGTTTTTTGCTCACCTTCCCCTGCAAACTGCCACTCATAATTGGTTTGCGTGGATGCGCCTGTTGTAGTTGCATACAGCACAACACTTGTCGGTGTGAGCGAGGTGATTTCAACAGTAGGTACCGCCGGCTCTGCAACAGTAAACAACAAAGTCGCTGCGCTACTTCGATAGCCGAGTATATTGACCGCATAAATACTGATTTGGTACTCACCTGCATCCAGCGCTAACGAGATGTCATGTAAGGTCGTATTACCTGATTTTACAACTTTACCATTCCTGCGAACTTGGTACTCAAAGTCATTTGACGCTGATTGCCATTCAACCTTTAGGGTATTATCCTCTCCTACACTGGCTTGTAATCCTGCTGGGGCATCCGGCTTTCGTGAGCGATATACGGTATCTTCGATGATTGTTTGTGGTGCACTCGGCTCCCATGAAAAATGACTGGGCTGATGCTCAACTAAGCTTAAGTCAACTTCGCCACTGCCATTAAGCACCATATCATTGAGTACAAAAGGCTTTTTATCAAACCCTAGCAACTCATCACTAACGCGAATAACGTCACCAATTGCCAGTAAAGCCGCATCATCACGAGCCGTAAATTTAATGCTTAACTGTTCACGACTTTTACGCGCAATAAACTCCGCAATACGCTTTGCTTCATAGAAGCTGTTGAGCGTTTCAATTTTTACTTTTTTGGTTAAACGAATGTCGTTGTCTTGGGCTAACCATTGCGTATCAATCGCACTGCTTGGCTCTGGAAATACAGCATCTTGTAGCTTGCCATTGCGCTTTTCATCATAGTACTGAACCGTTACTTGGTTGTAGCGATCCTTTTTTGAGGCATCGTTAACCTCAATATCACTTACAATGGTTTGTTCATTGGCCTCCCATGATATCGGCGCCTTATTTTCTTCAAGCACTAACGTTAGTTTGCCATTAACCACAGGTAAGCTGGCACGCATCGAAGCCAAAAGCATTTCACAATTGGCTTTTACTGATTTACTGGTATTAAGTCGCACATTAGAGGTGTACAACGGGATGGTTGCTCCCCCCTCATAGCTCTCTACCTGCAAATCACAAATATTGGCGGCACGTTTAAAGCTTTCGACATCTAGGTCAGAGCTGGGTAACCCTTTGCCATAGCGGGTGTTGGTTAAATAATCATATAGTTGCAGCGCAGGGTTAGAGGTAACATTACTTTTAGTTCCAGTTCGTACATCATGGATACGCGTTTGTTCAATGTCTGCGGTAATGTTTGGCCTTGAAGTAAAAACAGGGTCATCAGCGCCCATCTCTAAACGTACATAGCTATACAACAAGCCTTCGGGTAAGTTTCTGTCAGGAGACCAGCCGCTAGCGTTTAAAAGAGGGTCAGAATAACGCCCCCCCTCAATATTACGTGTATAAGCCCACCAATGTGCCCCCTCATCATGGAACTTATCAGATGTGATTGGCTCATCATCAATGTAAATCTGCTTTACTGTTGCGCCATTTGCTTCACCCCAAACAATGATAAGGTGAAGTAGCTCATTTTCTACATCATTTCGCACCACATCATTCGTCGCGCGGTAGATAATCGTACCACCTGTTCTTTTTACTTCTCCATAAAATACAGGTATAGCAGCGTCAGTTGCAGGTGCTGTAAAATCGACCCCTTGTACTTGCTTTTGAGGTTGCGGCTCTAAATCGACCCCCAAAATCTTAAAAAAGCCGCTAACGATATTACCTAAAAAACCCATGCTATGGCTCCTGCTGCTGGTTGTTATTGCGCTTATTTTTCGGTGCTTCAAAGCTCGATTTGGCAGAACGAGACTTCACCGTGCCATCACCTTCTTTACCCCAAGGCACTGAATCTGTTAAGAAAGGCGTGTGCTCAAACGGATCGGTATTTGGAAAAAACTTCTGATGACTTGCGGTATTTGTTTGCCGACCTGCGGATTTTTCAAAATCGGCCCAAATAGAGCTGACGGTAAAGCTCATGGTGCCAGACGAGTTCATATCCATTTTTGCAATAAGCCCTTTGTACAAAGACAAAGCCCCTACGGGTGCATCTGTGATGATCAGCTTGGATAACTCAACACGACGGTTCATCCACTTTTCGCCAAGACCTAAGGCCACTACGGCTGAGTCCAAAGCATTAAAATTAAGCTTTAAATCACCAATGCGAATACCGCTACTGTGTTTTACCGAACTGAAACTTTTTAGCATGCCAGCAAGGTAAATGTTGCCACCATAGCTAATATCTTCATCCGCATCGGTCATATATATTGGACCCCAATCGAATTGGATTTTCAGTAAATGGCAAAATTGATAATCACCAGCAAGCGCTTGTTTTAATGCTGTAGACATTATTGCGTTACCTCCACCAGCTCTACGCTCACAGGAATGGGTCGGCCAGCTGAAATAGAGATCTCCGTATCATCATCATCGCTGTACACTAAAAACTGTACATTTTCGCCACATTGAATCGCGCTGTTACCCGCCACATTCGTTTTCAACTTGGGATAAAAGTGAATAATGTCTGCGTCGCTATTAAACCCCGTAACCTGATATACCTTGTGGTGACCTAAAAACTGAATAAAGTCACCTGCTGAAAATGCCACGCCTTCTCCTTTTGCAGACACCGCAACACGTACCGAGCTCTCACCTTGCGAAATTGACTCTGCAGTTTTTGCACTCAACACACTGCCAATTTGTGGTAGCGGGTTTGGCAACTTGGTTTTTTCAAATACCCCATCTAAGCTTGCCACTTCTGCATACACCGCCATGGCCTCTTGATAAGGCATCGCCGTTGAAGTGAGCTTAATGCGCCACCTTTGCGGTTGGCCGAGCTGACGTACCTGACGGGTAAAACTGTATTTGTTTTTGGTGACTAAGGTTTTTGTTTCTGAAGAGATTTTTGCTTTAGCAATTTGTGTTAATGCGGTTAATCCCATTCTCCTGACTCCATTGCATAACGTACATCTTGCATGATTTTGGCGCGCTCACGCTTCATTACTTGCGCAACGCCCTCACTATCATTGGCATTGATGACGTAATTAAATTTGACTGATTTATCGATGTTTTGTGGTGTTTGTTCTGCTGCACTATTTGACGTATTCAACCCTGCGGTGGTGCGACGGCTGGTGACGTTAACCGGGCCTGCAATAAGTTCAGGCCCATATTCACCCACTAGGCCGATTTTACCGGCGGGGATCAGACCACCATGGTCATAGGCACCTGAGTAATTGGTTGATTTAATCGCCTGAACGTTAGCCATACCGGCAGCCACCGCAGCGGCTGCCGCAGCGATGCCCAAAGCAGGTCCTACATACGGAATACCCGCTAAAGAGGCATAAGCGTTGGTTGCCGATTCATACGTTTTAATTGTCGTTTGCGCGATTGCCGCGGCCTTTGCCGCTTTTGATTGTTTGCCACCAAATGCGGCGGCCACGCTGGCTACCCCACCAAAGAAGTCCGATGCCTGATTTAAACGCTGCGACTGCTGCTCACGCTCGATATCTGCCATGGCCTTATTTTTTTGCTTGGTTTGGTCCACCTCAATTTGGGCTTGTTCTTCTGCAAGCGCTTGAGTTGCGGCAAGCTTTTCTTCGTTTTGGGCTTCAATGACCGAAGAATCCTGTTCATCGGTTTGTTCAGGATCCTCTTCTTCCCCTGTTCCTAAAAACAACTCATCAATGATATTTTTACCTGACTCATATACTTCAACCATGGCCTGCACAGATGCTTCAACATTTTCAGGGTTTGTTAAGTCACCATTGAGCGAGTCACCCAAATTTTGCAACTGAGACATAAAACCTGAAGCTTCACTGGCAAGCTGCGCATTTTTCTGCCTTTCAAGCTGAATAATCTTTTCATGGCGCTTTTTAATTAAGTCTGTTTGAATTTGTGTTTGCTGATTTTCTGAGCTTTCTACTATTCCACGTTGACGCTCGCAGCTTTGTGTCAGCAGCTTTTCTGTTTCTTCGGCGTTTTTTTGCGCAGATGTATTGTCACTTTTTGGGTCTAATGCGCTAACAATTGTTTGCACATCGTTTTTTGCCCCTGCGCTAGTTAATCCAGAGCTTGCTTTTGGACCTTTCGCAGGTTTTAAACCAATTTCAGTATTGTTTTTTGCCTTATCGTAATTTTCGCCTTTTTTGTCGTAGGCCTCGCCAAGCTTTTGTGCTTCATCAAGCTTTTTATAAAGTTCTTCTGTGACCTTTTCTCTTTGCTTTAGCGCTTCATCCCAAGATTTCTTAATGCGCTCTTCAAATGTGCTACTGTCAAATTCATCAAGCTTTTCAGATTTGTTACCTCTGAGGTTTTTAAGTTCCTCATCTCTTTGAACCTTATTTTGCGCAACCTTCTTTTTCTCTTCTTCATAATCAAATGAATCAGACCAAGGATTCAATGCACCAATCGAGTTTTTAAACTCGAGCATTAATGATTCACTGGCCGACGAAAGGTCATTCTTGATACTGGTAAAGGTATAGTCTGTCGCCGTATCAAAGTAATTCATCCAATGATCGAATTCTTTGCGTGCCATACCGAGCGCAGAACTGATACTCTGGGGAATTAGCAAGTAGTTTACACCAAGCTTCTTCAGGCCTTCTTTGGCATCTCCTCCCCATTTTTCATACGCTTTAGAGAAAAAACTTGAAGCTCCATTTAATGCTGCTTCTAACTCATCTCCCATGGTGTACTGATAAAGACCGCTAAAGCCCGCTTTCAACGGACCTATGTAAGCATCAAAGTACTTTCCTAACTGACCTGATGCCAATGAGTCATTAAACGTATCTAAAGCATCACTTCCTACACTAAATGCAGATTTTATAGCATCGCCAACTCCTCCCGAGCCGATATTTAAAAACAGCTCATCCCACTCAGACTTAAAACGGGCAACCTCACCACCCATTGTTCCCATTTGCTCAGCCATTGCCCCGGCAAAGTTGTTTTGAGCTAACTGATTGAAGTACCCTTGTATACTCTCAGCATTATCTTTGATGTTAGTCGTAACACCATTATAAGTAAGCGCTAAGCCATCTTTGGTTTCCTTCGCATTTATGCCAAGGTTTGCAAATGCATCAGCTTGAGTTTTCGCATTGTCAGACGTCGCATTAATTACATTATTTGCAACATCTTGTAAGCTCATACCCATGGCACTTGCTATATCACCATAGGCAGTCATCGCCTCTTTAGTCGGTATTAAACCGTTGTTGTAAAGCGCTAAAAAAGAATTGGTGGTTTGATCTATATTATGTGGCGTTTCTTCTGCCATTTCTTTGAGATTGTGGAAAATCTCTTTGCTTTTTTCAGAGCTCGCTGCAACAACATTGATTCTCGCTTCAAGCGCTTCAAATTGAGACGTTACAGCTATCGTTTTTTGACCTGCTGCAACCACAGCATCAGCTAACAACAATGGAGCCCCGGCAGCACCTGCAACACCTTTTGCAAAACTGCCTATACCCGCAAGTGATTTTTTAAAAGGTGAGCCTCCAACTTTTTTATTACTGGCAGCACTAACACTGCTGCTTGCTGAGCCGCTAGCGCCCATAGACGAGTTTAGATCTTTACTTGCTTTAATATTCTTTCGAAGTTGATCTTCTAAAGCTGCAAGTCTGCCTTTGGCTTTGTCTGAGCTTTGCTCTAGTTGGCTAAACGACTTACCTGCTTCTTTGCCAAAGTTTGAAGCTGATTTTTTTGCAGTTTTAAAATCTTGATGTAGCCATGTGAGATTTTTACTCGCGCCTTTAATATGCGATAAAAAGCCCGCTAGAGATTTTTTAGCCCAATCTACATCATCAGCAAAATCAGACGTTGCTCTTGCGGACTTTTTTACTTGCTCTTCAAGCTTTGAGAGTTCACGCGTTGCGCTCGTGGTTTCTTTAATTAGCAACGATAGGGAAAGCTCAGCGTTAGTTGCCATGCATGACACTCCAATAAATTCGGTCTATTGAGCGCAAAAGATCGACCTCCCAGGAGCGGAGGTGTTTACGCGTTAGAGATGACCAGTGGTAAATTTCGGTAAAATTGATAGGTTTGTCGCTTTTCAGCTCTAAATACCATTGCCATAAATAAGCCAGCTCGTCTGGCAGAGCAACTTGCTCTGCCAGTTCGGCTGGCTTGTGACCTGTGGTTTTCCAGACCTGTTTAAGCGCTTGTTTACGGGTTAAGCGTGCGCCTTTAGGTATGGTGTTTAGTTGGAACTCGCTTTTGGCGTAGTCGGCGAACTGCTCAACCCTTTGGCGAAAAAAAGCGCACGTTTGGCCGCAACTTTATCAATTTGTTCGCAAATTTGCGGCGCTTGATGCAAAAACTTTTTAACGGTTTCAAGTTCACAAGGTTCATCAAATGACCAATCGGCCACCAATGCAGCGATTAAACCTAAACGCTCATCAGCAAACGCCTCTGCACGTTTTGCTTCGTCTTCAATGGTAGCAAAAGCCATAGCGTTGCGTTTGGCTAGGGTTTCTGCATCTCTAAACGCATCTGAGTCAATACCACGTACTACGATGTAATGCTCTGATTGCGAGCCATCCGGTAAAGTCAGTGGCACTTTAATGCCTTCGTTGGCTTTTTCGCGGGTAAAAAAATCTTCCATCATGCTCATGCTTTTGCTTTCCTTTCGATAATTAAATTGGTGCCTTCTGTTTCTGACAGCAAGCCTTGGAATGGCAGTGATACAATGATTGCACCCGTGCCTTCTACATCAGGCTGACCACCTGTGTAGCGCAGGTTTGGCACACTCACAACATATTGGTTGCCCGTAGGATCAGTCATCGAAAAACTGATATTTGACTGCTCACCGTTGAAAAACTTCTCAAGCAGGGCGTGGTTTTCAAAGTAAACACCCAGCGTACCAGTTAGGTTTGATAAACCAATTGATGGACGAATTGTCTCGCTTGAGCCAATCACAAAACGCGGCTCAATGCCGTTTTCAAGGGTAAACCCAAGTTCAGTCGCAATGGCTAGGTTTTCGCCGCCTTCAGTAACCTGACCGTTAAAGGTATCTACCGCCGGTACGGCTGCCGTGGCTTTTAACGTAGCACCCGCTGGCAACTCAGATAATGCTTCAACCGATTTACCTACTGCACTAAATGTTGCGGTTGTTACACCTTCTGTGCCCAACTGAATATTGATATTGTTAAGCTCAATACCACGATAAAGTTGGTATGGCTTATCTGCTGCTGACAATGTCGTAAAGTGGCGTAAGATGCTAAAGCTGCGACGTTTTGTGCCGCTTTTTAGCTTGTCGGCTTCCCAATCACCGCATACAGCCGCTGCTAGCAACATGTCGATGGCTTGCCACTGTAATTCAGCTTTGATGTCACCACCAATTTGCTGAGTACCGTCTCTAAAGTCAGAGATCTGACGGTCGCTACGAATGGTGTTCGATTGACTGGTGTTTTTTGTTAGGCCCAAAGTTGTGCCTGTAATTGGCACTTCAATAAACTGTGCCGACGCTGGCGTAACGCCATACTCTGTTTCTTCTACTAAATAAAACTTATGTGATGTGGATTGAGACATAGTGATTCCTAAAAGTAATAGGGTGATTTAAATACAGGTATTCGTGCCGCAACTAACAGTGCGACAATAAGTGGTAATGTTTTTTGTAAATTAAAAAGGATGAAGTAAGCTGAATGCTTACTTCTTCGATGATGAAATGATTCTAATCAAATTTAGGGACAAAAAACGGTCAAGTTTGACCGCTGTGTTAATTTATGGGAATTAGATATATAGGCTTAGTGGCAAAGTAACTGTTGATAATTACATTACAGTTAAGCCAAGTGTATGTTCTGTCATAATTCAACCTTAGTTGTTATGGGCAATGCCAATTGGGAATTGACTATGATGACAGAACACTTTAACCGTATTGCCGTTAAGGTCGGTTTTAACATCTTCACCATTGACCAATGGAATAGCTTGATCGTCTCCCCAAGAGGTTTCTTCATAAGGGATTAAGTACTCGTTTCTATCGAGTCCTTTGGCGCTTATGCTGCCATTTGGTTTTTTAAGCCAAACATCATTATTCCAATCAACTGTAGAGTCTGTGGCACAGTACCAATATTGGCCGTCCATCACCGTTGTACCGGCTTTGTTTTTAACAAAGTACACCTGACCTTTCACCATATCGGTTCCAAGATTGGTCGAATCAATCACCTGTACTTGTGGCTTGTCAAACTTCAACTCACTGCCGTTAAACTGCACATAGTACAAACCATTTTTTACCGTGAGTGAGTAAAGCGCTTTACAGCCTATATTACCTAGCACACCACCTAAATGCGGCAATAGCGCATGTTTTGGCTCTTCATCACGAACCAAACCATTACCCAGTATACTCGCCTGAGTTAGTGGCACACTGGCATTAGTGGTATATGTTATTGAAGTGGGTACTTTATCAAGCAAACTCGTTTGTAAATTGGCACCAAATGACGCTCGCGCATCATTACCGCACCATACTTTGCTAACATCACTGACGAGTGAACTTAGCGATGCAGGTGTTGTACTGTTAGCTTTTGTCTCATAGTAATATAACGCCACATTATCTTGTGCAAATATAGTAGGGTGTGAAATAGAGTTACTTTGGGCAACAAGGTTCATCGCACTTTCACTGCTTTCCCACTGCTCACCGTTATAAAAAGTTACTAAATCGTTATCGCCAGATACTGCTTTTTTCGTTAACGCGAAGCGCTCACCTGAGCCGTCTGGAATATGATTTGGGTTCCACTGGCCCACGACGCCATTTGGAAAAGTTGCGGCTATGTTGTCGGCTGAGCCAATGATATCGACATAGGGCAACACATCAAACTCACATCCTTGGTACTGCGTTGGCATGATGATCTGAGCTCGAATAGTGCTGGCCCGTCCAGAGCTAATCCAATTAGCACTGTTATTGTTTGGGTTAACCAATGCAATGTGGTTACGGCTATTTAGTAAGCAGCCTCTATCAACTTGAATCCAAGTATTCAACGGGTGGCCGCCACCATAGGTACCTAAATCAGTGTCACCGTAGTCTAAAAACTTGATTAAAACAGAGTCAATATCAAACTTATCATTGTCCCGATAGGCAAAATATCTGTCCCGATTGAATAGCGGTAAGTTTTTAGTTAGCAGATTAGCATTATCATTTTTTATATCCAGATAAATAGTCATCTCAGAGTCATGGCAATAATCACTGTTGATTAATGTAAACGGTATCTTGCCCTTGGCACGCAACTGACCTGTAATGGCTTTTTGCATAGACTCATGTAGCAATTGTTGCTTATTTAGCTTATTGGAATTTAAGCGCAAGTCTTCTACTTGACCTGCATAAATTGCATCGTGATATTTATAGCTACCTGGTCGACCTGTTTGACCTGATGACAACGCACCGTGTGTAGTATGACGGCCTATACGAGATGGTGTTGGTAATTCAAAGCACCCTGCTTTACTCGGATAATAGTTACTTGGCAACGTATTCCAATGAAAATTAGCAACATTGGTTTGGGTAAACTGTGCGGTGCCCATTGGGTTATAAACTGGGTGATATGCGCCTTGGTTTAGGCGTTGAACGAGGGCGATTGGAAGAGCAAAGCCCTTATCTATTCCCTCAGTTGTGAACCTGCCCACATCTGGATATCCTGGTGAATCTAAATTATTAGGGGTCACAAAAACAGAATACGCCGCAGGATTATATTCCACTAAATCTCGATCATTCCCCGTATAGCCAAATCTGCTACCAATAATTGAGTTAGGTTTACCATGAATACCAAGAAATTTATTGTAAGAAGATCCACCGTCGCTAGGTCTAGTTACCTTCCATGAATCACTTACTCCTTCTACCACACGCATACGATAACGTACTTGCACAAGCTTATTTGCTTTAGCATCATAATAAATATTGTGTTCTGGACCACTTAAAAATACAGTTTTTTGCTCATCAGTCAGTGATGACCATTTAACACCATAACCCTTGGTATTTTGGTCCCACTCACCAAACGCGCAGTAGCCTTGTGCCACCAAATTATTAACGAGTGCAATGCCTTCATAGTTGCTTGCACCATATTGCACATTGCCAAGTGGGTAAACCACATCCTTTTCACTGATGTCTTCACGCCAAGACTCTAAAAATACAAGGTCTTTACGTGTGGTGATAACTTTATTGGTCGCTGTTTCTGATGAAAAAGCCGCTTGTGCATCGCTATGCTGCGTAACTGTGCCTGTGGCTGAGTCATAGGTTTTGGTGCCATCGGGTGCATCTGGGAGTAAAACTCTTGTCATTTCGAGTGGATTTTCAGCATCCCACGTTCCGAAAAGCTGGTGTATAACGCCGTCAATGACGACAACTGGGTAATCGTACAAACTATCCCCGCGACCAAGAGCAATTTTATTTCGCCACGCAGTTGTTGACTGATACATCCACATACCGTCATTCACATGTTCTAAATCCGTGTGATGCTTGCCCCACTCAACAAACCCACTGCCCGCATATTGCTGCTTGCGCTGTTCACGCAAGGCATCAAACTGCACTTTTGCCATGGCTGGCATCCAAGGTTTAATCGCCTCTTCCATGCGCGTTTGAATATCTGCGTTTACCTTAGCCGCATCGCTTTTTACTTTATTAAGTGTGGTGGTAGTTGCCGATGACATCTCGTTCTTAGCATCCACTACTGATTTTTCAACACGCGATATTTGGCTTTGTACAGCTTGAGTTAGTGCATTACTTTTGTTGGCTAAGTCGGCATTGGTGGTATTGAGTTTTTGAATTTGTTGTTCGATTGTGCTCATTACAGCACTCCTTTTTGAGCAAGTTCTTGATAAAGTTTTACGGTGGTGAGGTTGGTTTCTAGCTGCGAGGCCAGCATCTCGGTTTGTACTTGGGTCATATGTAAAAACACATCGTCGTAATACAGACGCAAGTCGCCATCATGAGTCACGGTAATCGCATCATGCGGTGCTGCACTGAGTAATAAGTCAAACCCCTGCACCACGGTGGCCATTGGGGTAAGGTAAAACAGCACGTTTTCAGGGTGTGACCAAACGGCAAATAAAGTACCGTCTGATAAATAAAAGCCAACTTCTTTGACGCTATAGCTGGTGTCACTGGTAAATTTACCCGACACCCTAAATTGGCCGTTGTTATAATCAACGCCCTCGCCTGTTGGCACGCGGTCGCGTTCGTTTTGTAACTGGGTTTGTGTCCGGGTCGGCGTGTAGCCTTTATCACCCACAGCAATATGGCTTAGGTGCACACTCAACCCTTTTTCTTTAGCATTCACTGCGGCGTTCAAGCCCGCCTGTGTAATGATAGGTTGGTAAGAACTCATGTTATTTCCATCGTTAATATTTGAAATGTGGTACTGCCTGACACTGTATCGACATACAAGTCAGACATATCGAATTGAATAGCTTGATTTTGCTTTAAACTACTATGTGCAATGTGCAGTTGATTACCCCCACTGTTCGCATAAACCGTAACAGGCTCTAACAGCGACTCTGTATTTTGGCTAAGCTGTTGCGTTGCAAGTTGAATGTGGTTATTTCTGGCACTCACATACAGGTTGTTTTGCTCAAATTGCCCGTCGGCATTTTGCTCAAGCGCTGCTTGGGTAATTTGTGTGGCCGTACTCACTGGCGAAAAATACAGCTGGTTTTGCACTATATTGCCAATGTGAAAGTCTATTTGCGTACGGGCTGGCTTGTTTGCCGCCACTGCACGCCAAAGTTGGGCTTGCAGTTTTGGGGTGATAAAGGTATCACCATTTTCATCAAGGTTATGAGTGGCTAAGGCCACGATGGTTGCGGTGTGGGGTGCGCCCCCAGTTTGCCACCACTCTTGCAGCTCAAGCTCAGCATCTAGTGCGCTGAGTGATTGTTTTAAAGCACCAAATGTGCCCTTAATTCTGTGGCTCGGTACACTGTCTGCGATAACTTGGCGTTGAATATGCTCAGGCCAATTACTATCCCATGTATCTACACTCAAGCCATGGGCAAGCCAAGGTAAAAAGTGCGCAGGACACTGCCATGGGTTCCAAAGGTGCTGCAAGGGCACCGGCAGTTTTTCTATTCGCGCCGCTGCGCCCGATAAACCATGCTCTAACAGCGAACTACTTACAGGCAATAATGGGTCATATTGTGTAGCATCAGACATCTCGCTGTGCCTCAATTGATACCTCTATACTTTCGCAATGCGCCACTTCGTTTGCGGCAACAAAAATATCACTAGTAGGCGAGAGCAGCTCAACACGTTGCACGCCGGCGCCGTGTAAAACAGCATATAGACCCGACAGCGAAATATCATGGTTAAATTTACGATGTTGTTTTAGCCAGTTTTTGCAGTTTGCCATCACCGAGGTATGAATTTCGTCGCTATTTATACCCGGATACAGGTGCAATTTAGCTTTGATAGCAAATGGCTTAACCGTGGGTTTGAGTAAGTTAACCCTATCGGTCAAAGGGCGAATATTGTCTTGGTTAAGCACCTCGTAGACTTTTGCAATAACCATATCTGATGGTGTGCCATCCCCTTCGTCACTGAGCAAAGTAATTGCCACGTCACCGGGCATAGGGTTTTCAAGTCCAGCATTATAAGTGTTGGTTAGCAACATAGTGCCGCTTGGCACTTGTTCTGCAAGCTCCGCTGGTGGCAACAGCATCACAAACTCTGGCGCTTCAATAAACACATCTTGAATATGGTTTGACGCTTTAAAACAATGAAAGGCATACGCTCCTTCGGGGCCTGCGGTGCTAAACCCTTCTAATGCTAATTGAATGCGTGTACGAAAACGTTCGTCGCTTTCATATTCAATCTCATCTGCAGGTAAATCATCACTGGCCTGATTAATAACAGCGCGCGTAACACCAAAGCGCTGACCTAAAAAGTCCAATTCTTCAGTGCTGGCTTTGGCAAGCAAAACAGCCTCTGCGCCTTCATTGATACGCTGACGAACTAACAGCTCTCTATATGTGAACGTTTCAATGAGTTTTACCACTGGATCACTTTCATAATTGAGCTGTGCGTCTGGATAACGAGTTGCAAAGTCAGCCATAATGGCTGTTTTTATTTCCTCGAAACTAAGTGGCTCAATAATCTCGGGCACGGGTAGTTGATTTAAGTCGATGGCACTAAAATTGGTTAAGCTCATAAAGCACTCAAAGTTGATAGCATGATAATTGGGAGTGGAATAATTGAAAGGGTTGCGGATTAGGTAGGAGAACCGTCCCTATCTGTGACTGCCCTTCAAATTATGTGTGACAAGTAGTACCTTACGCTAAGGAGATCCTGACCTTCGTCAGGATGACAAACGCGTGCACATCAGTGCGCTTAGGAGATCCCGACCTTCATCGGGATGACTAACTTGTTTCAGGATCTCGTGACTAAACGTTCAGGGTTACCTGCTGCAAGGCGTTTTATTCGCCCTTAAGCACTTGGCTTACACCATTTGCACGTTGACTGATTTCATCCATCACTTGCGCTTGGCCTTTTACTTGATAAGGGAACTGTAAGCTGCCCTCAGTCACTTGTTGCTCGATACCACCAATGGCGGCTTTTAGTGACTCTGTTGACGCGCGCATTTCTGCAAGGCTTTGCGCAGTGCTTAGTTTGTTGATAAAGCCACTTAGCTCGTTGAGTAGGATGTGTGTGGTGTCTGAGGTGGTGCCCAGTAGAGAGTCACTGTCAGCTACTTTTTTATTGATATTATGTCTAAACGTTTGTGTTTGCTGCTGTTTTAAAATTTCTGCTTGTTGCTGTTCAGATACTAGCGTTGCGATATTTGTTTCCATGATAATGCTCCTTATAGTGTTTCTTGCTCAGATCGAATAATTTCAATATCGCCGTGTTTATACAATCGACCATTGCCAACCCGCATTGTGTCTACTGAAAGGGTTAAATAATATTGATTTGTAAAGCTTAAGCGGCCATAAATATGACCATCGGAACCTTTATAAACGTGGGGTGTATGAGTACCTACAGTATCAACGTTAATGACATTCTCGACGACTTTATAGCAATAGCCAACTAGAGTGGCATCTACTATTTTTCCTTCTCCATATGCATAACCTGTTATGTGTAGATGAAACATTGCATGGTCTGTATCGGCCTTAAATGGCAGTTTAAAGTGTAGGTTCGTCACACCTGAATCATTGGTAAAAAAGTTAGCAACATTGATAGCACGGGAGCCATAGCCACCATTACCAATAATAGAAAGCTGGTTTAGTTTGTCGTCTACTTTGCTATTGGTGCTGGTAATGAGTGAGTCTACTTCTACCGATTTACTCGCGACTCTTGCATCTATATCTTGAATTTTATTTTCTACAACGGTGGTAAGCTCTTCTGCTTTACCGACTAGCGTTGCAATATCTTGTTCTAAAGCCATTTGTTTTCTCCAACTCATGGTTTGCCATACTGCAAAATTGGCAGGGTTAAAATAAAAAACCCGCTCATAGCAAAACACCAGTCGCGTATAAGATCCTGACCTTCGTCAGGATGACGATGTGGGATATATTTCACATATTCGTCATTCTGAACTTGTTTCAGAATCTCATAACACTTAAATGGGAAGATTGAGCTAGTAAGCGGGCTTGTTTGGTTTAAGGTTTAAGGTTTAAGGTTTAAGAATTATTCAGGTTTCGCGTAAGTTGCTTTGATGGCGTTTCGCTGAGCCAGCCATGCGTCTTTTGCGGCTGTGGCTTGCTCTGATGATTCACCAAACTCAGTCACAGCTGCCATATAGTCAAAGAAAAGGTAATCACTTTCTTTACTATACTGGGCGCGTCTTAGCGTTTGTATTTCTTGTTCATTAAAAATAAGCTCGTAGTCGTCTGCTGCAACTTCGGCTTGCTTTGCAATATGTTCTGCGTGAGTGGCGTCTTTAATACCACCAGCAAAAATTTTGTTTGTTGATACTTGCTTTAGTACTGCCATGATTATGCTCCTTCATCTAATGCTGGGGCGGTATGAGAATATGGGTGACCCACGCTATCCGCCCAAATCATATTGTCACCATGATCGCCTGTGCCAACGTAAGGTAAAGCAATAGCCACTTTCATTTTGCCTAAGCCTCTAAAGTAAGGCTGATGGCACCCCCCCCAACCAGTACGTGTGGCATGTTTGTACTGCCAGCCTTTGCCAACATCATTGGCACTAACTCGAATATTTGCCGAACGGTTTTGTGACGGGTAGAACGCAAGACTCCCCGATTGCTCAAGCACGTTAACCCAGCAACTAGCCTGAGTTAAAAATTCCCCTTTACTCCAACCGGTGAATGTTGGGCAGCCTTGGTTTAAAACAAATAGCAGCCCTAAGTTTTCATCCGTAGTCATCCCTTTGGTTAGGTCAACATCGAATACTAAAATTCTGAAATTACTGCCGTAATAAGTGTCATTATCTGAGCGGTAGTTACCTAAAGCACGATGAAATTCATTGTTTGGCTCAAAGCCATGCTCTGAAAGCATTTTATTTGTAAGCTTTGTCACCGTTGCAGTGCCCTCCGTGCCTTGGTAATAAAAGCAGCTCCAAGGCGCAGAATGAGACTGCATCACATCTACTGGTGTGCCAAAATCTTGATCTGAGTTAATTTTTGAAAAGAGCTTAGTATCAGATAAGTTGTTCGGAGCCAATGGCAACGCTTTTTGAAAACTGGCTATTTTACTCTCAACGGCTTGCTCCTTAGCCGCAAGCCTACTATCAATTTCTTGCGATTTTTGATTCAGCGTGCTCGTAATGTCTGCAATCTTGCTGTCTACCGTGTCTGTAAGTCGATCGGTTGAATCTATCAAGCGACCAATATCTTGCTCTAATGCCATGATATTTCCTTTTGGTTTTTAAAAATAAAAAAACCGCTCAAAAGCGGCCTCGTATATTTACTGCTTGTATCTAATGTGAGTCGTCGCAATATCGTGCCTGAATCGCAGTACGTGCATCTAGCCATAGTTTTTTAGCGCTAACGGTTTGTTCGTGACTATCACCATATTGTGCTTGCATGGCCAGATATTTAAATGCAAGTCCGTCAGATTCCATTTGATATGCATGGCTTCTTGCTGCTTTACATTGTGCTCTTTTTTGGATCTGCTTGGCTTGTTCAAAGGCGGCTTTAGACGCTAAAGGCACACATTGTGCTCCTAATGTATGAGTATTATCATTACCTTGTTCAGTTTCCGCATTGATTATCATTTGTTGTAATTCCTGCATCGCTATCCTTCCTCTCACTTATTGATACAATATTATTTAAAGTACACCCGCATCCATCAACGCAAATTTTTGCTTGAGGTGGCGGACCATATTGCCGATTTGTGCTGCGCCTAGTTTGGCAAGCTCGGGGGCAATTAAAATGTTGAGATTAACGCCTTGGTCAATCACCGTGATTGAGTCAGCGGGTACACCGGTTAGCACCAAGTCAAACGCCAGTAGCAAATCGACTTCGGCTGATTTATAAGCAATGGGTTTATCAGGATTTGAATAAACCGCAAACAAGGTGCCGTCTTCTAAGTAAAAGCCGACTTCGTTGACCCAAAAGTTATGGTCCGTGTCGTCAATCACACTCATATGAATTTGTGCGTTGCCTTTGTCTTCTCCACTGGCAACTGAAATTCGATGTACTTCTGCTTGTAATGCACTGCGGCTTTGATCAGGCGTGTAGTTACCTGTGCCTAAGCCGATTTTGTTAATTTTGGCTTGAAAGCCATTTTTGTCTGAATTAAACACCGCCTCCAATCCGGCGGTGGTGATGGTTGGCCGTAAAATTGTGCTCACTGCACTTACTCCTTGTTTCAATAGAAATAAAAGCAGTTACACGGCATGCACTGTGGTAACTTACACCTAATTTGAAAGCCGCTGGGCAATGTGTGGGTAAACCAAAAAGCGATTGCCGAGAGGTAACTACTTGTTTGGATATAGATAAAAGCGCCCAACGCTGATGCGCCGGTTACTAAAATGACAACCTGCTGCAAGCTGTGATTGCAAGTAGTAGCAACCCGCTGGCAGCTTTTGGTCGCTCGTCATATAAAATCGCCCTACCGTATGGCGCTGATTATTCAAATGTACGCCAAGCGCCACGGTATCTTGTAATCTTGCGTCAACCGCCTTTGTTGCCCCTCGCTGACGATTTACAGCGTAGCGCCCGTGGCTACTGACCGTTAAACCTGCCGTTATTTCGCTGGGGGCAGCCTTAGCAGGCAAGGTATTGTAGTTAATTCGCCCTACCTGCAAGCCACTACTGGTGGTTGCAACCGTGATACCTAAATCTAGCTTAGCGCCAACTAAAAAGTTAAAGTGCGCTCGCTGTGGCTTGGTCTGGTTGGTCACTCGGTTAATTGCTTTATAAAGCGCGTCAGATAGCGCGACTTGCTGACTGGTGTATACCTGCTCATTAGCCCAAGTGATAAAGGTAAAGGTATTTGGCTCTTTGCTATGTACTGGTATCAAAGCAGTGTTATCTACATCCTCAAACCATTCAAAAAATTCGATAACGACACCCAAAGACTTCAGTGCGCGTTTAACTGCGCCTACCGTGCCTTTGTGCTTATGAATGGCCACTGAGTTTTTGATCAGCGCACGTTTTGCCTCTACTGGCCACTGCTCATCCCAATCATCAACTGACAAACTCCATGCTAACCAAGGCAATAATTTTTCAGGACAAGTATCAGGGTGCCAGTGCTTTGCAACATAATCAGGTATCGGTTTTACATCATCAAAGTAGGTCGCTCGCTCATGCGCTTGTTCAAACTTGCTGGCATTTGGCGCTAATAAAGACTTAAAGTCTTGTTTGGTGTTAGACATGCGCTGCTCCTACAAGTATTCAATGTTGATTGCATCAGCCACTGCCGCTTCATCAATACCGCAAGGAAGATCATCCACAGGTTCAAAAAGCTTTACTTTACGAACGCCTGCCTGATGCAACATGTCGATAATTCCAGAATGGGGTATTTCTTGCCCTAGTTTGTAATGCTCACTAATAAAGGTCTTTAACTTGCGGTTGATTTGTTCACTGACCTGCGTTTTATCCGCTAACTCGTTTAAATAAACTTGTGCATTGATCTGGTAGGTCTTTGGCTCAACGTTATGCACTTTTACCAAGTCAGTTAATGGCCTAATGTCGTCATTATTTAAATGCGCTCTAACTTGGCTTATCACCTCAATTGGGTCGACGCCTTGTTGTGGTAACACTTTTACATCCACAACCCCTGGCATAGATGAATACACATAAACATCTTTTACATCTTGGCTAGCCGCCATGGTTTGGTATTCATAAGCGCCCATGGTGCCCGCCATACTATAACTCTCTAAAGACAGTGGAATACGCTGACGGTATCGCTCATCGTCTTCATTTTGTGAGCGCTCAACCCCAAATAAGCGACCTAAATGATCTAGGTCTTTACCTTTTGCGTAAGCTACCATCACTGAACGAGCCGCATCATTGATACGTTGACGAAGTAATAATTCTCTTGTAGCCGCAATTTCTAACAATTTAACGGCAGGGTCAGACACCAACGGCGTATAATCCGGTAGTTCATCGAGCAATGAATCGTACATTTGCTGATAGATTGCTTGGTAATCTAAATTTTCAATCACATCTGGCACCGCCAAGCGTGATAGCTCAATTGCATTGTTCACAAGTAACTCCTTTTGGGTATAACTAGGTGCCGCGTGTTCATTGAAGTACACACAATAAGATTAATAAATGATGTTTAGTGGTGGTGTTTGGTGTTTGGTGTGTTGTTTATTCGCTGCGAAGATTGCTACCAAGCAGAGTATCGAGCTTTTTATCGATAGAATCTAAGCGTTTTTCAATGCGTTTTTGGTCTTCATTGCGGATTTGCTTTAGATGGTTTAATTCTTGCGAATTGGTTGTGATCCGTTTATCTAAATCCCCTAAATAGAGGATCCCTGATACCAGCAATGTTACCGTTGTAATAATATGGGCTAAATTGAGCTCCTTCTTCATTTGCCAATGCTCTGGTTGACTCATTTAGCGACCCCTTTGATTTTTTCAACCGTTCGTAACCCCGCGAGCCCTAACATGCCTAAAGTTAGCTCAAGCATGACTTCTAGTGGGAGTTCTGGTGCGCCAACTTCTGGCCACAACCATTGCAAAATCGGATTCACCACAAAAGAGAACAAAAAGCCAAACCCACAAACCCAGAGCAAAAATGGTCGCGCGCCGGCAACAAACACACTGCGATGAGACGCACTTAACGCATTAATTTGTGCTTGCACCTGTGCAGATTTGGCGACGAGTCTTGCCTTGAGTAAATCTTGCTTTAGGACTTCTTCTTCACTTGTAAATAGTTCATCTAAAATATTGCCCACTGTTTGGATAGGATCTTGACTGGTTGTGCTAAATAACTTAGCCAGCAACCCCATCATTGCCATTCCCCTGTGAGCATCTGCTTAGCAAGCTCATTGGCTCGATTTGGCACTTGATTTGCCCAGCGGCTGTTAAGCATCTCTAATGCGGCTTGCTCATAATTGCCATTTTCAATGTGCTTGATCATTTTCTTAAAGCCCATTAAGCCATTAATGCCAAGATTGAATGCCATATTGATAAGTACAGCTAGACGTGCTTCATTGCATTTGCCGACATCAATACGGCGCTTTACGCCCGCTTTTGCCTCTTGCACATCATGAGCAAGCAGCTGCTCTGCTTCTTCCTCATCAACGCCGTTATCATCTAGGTTTCGCCCATAGCCAATGGTAAGCTTACCTCCCGTACAATAATAAGGGTACTGTTTGTACCCTTCGTGCTTTTTGATCTGTTCGACCGTGATCATCAGCGACATAGTTACCCCTTATACACTATTAAGGTTGGCCGAAAACTCAGCCAACAAACTGCGCTCAGCTTTAACGAGCCAAAACTCTGCTGAACGTTTTGAGTCAAACCCAACCAATTTTGCCGCATCAGCCAAAGTGCCTGTCATCAAATAACGAGCACGAATTGCCCTTATACACTCTGGTCTAAGTGCCGCAATGAGTTGGGTGATTAACTCGATTTCGGTTGGTACAGACATAGACTCTGCACCTGCAAATCCCCCTGTCGGTCTACCAAACGATTCACTGATAGAAGTGCTTTTAAAACCTTTACCGAATTCTCTGGCTTTCCAAAAGTTGCCCCAGCGTTTAAGTGCACTACGAACTTGCTTAATCGTTATGTGAGTCGTCATGATTAATCTTTCCAATTACATCTAAAATATCGAGTAAATATACGTCTTCAACTAGGCTGATAACGTCATTCCAACGGGGGTCAAACTCTCTGTTTTCCCAACGTCTGAGCGTTCGCTCTTCAATCCCATAACTGGCTGCCGATTCAGCCTGTGTAAACCCCCTCAAGCGGCGAGCGAAGCGCAGTATTTCACCACCCCTAGGGGTTTTTCTTGAGGTAAAAATTCGCGCAGAGTTAACTGGTGATTGAGTCAT